AGGGCCGCTATGTCGGCGTCTGCGTCGGCAAGCACGTGCGCTGGCACAAGGGCTTGCGCGGGCTGCGCAAGCGCCTGCGCAGTGCCAAGGCCCGCGCCATCATGGCCCGGCGCACCTATGCCGCCAATGGCGTGCGCATTCCTGCATGGGCGGTCGAGTGAAGAGCCGCAATGCACGCGAGGGCCTCTTCGTCGGCCAGGTGTTCGGCAAGGCCGTGCGCCGGCGCGAATGGATGCAAGCGATCTACGTGGGCGGCACGGAGCTGTGCCCGGCGTGCCCGCCCTACGTCGATAGCTGCGTGGCCTGGACCACGATGACACGCCGCACCGGCCTGCCGCTGCACACGCTGCGCCGCTACATCGCCAAGGGGGCCGAATGATCTACTATCGCACCACCCTGCCCCGACGCATGTGCTCGGCCGACGCCCCCATGCCGATCGAGGACCGCGATCGCTACCAGTGGAGCCACCCCGACGCCAGGGAAGTGATGCCCTTCTTCAATCTCGTGGTCTATACGTGCCCGTACTGCAAGCACACGTTCAACGCCGAGCCGCGACCAAAGGAATAACACATGGACGATATCGAAAGCTTCAACGTAATAGACCCTGCCGAACTGGAGGAATTCGAGGCGGTATGTCCCAGCATCTACGCTGACCACGAGCGTGAATTGCTGTGGAAAGGCTGGCAGCTCGCTCGCAGTACGGGCAAGCACGGGCAGAAAGCCCCGAATTTCTGCGCTCGCTGTGGCAAACGTGTCGCAGGCGGCGGCATCCATACCTGCACCCCGCCAGCCTAATGCGCGTCCTCGTCTGCGGTGGCCGTGAGTACAGCAACGCCGCGCGCGTCTATTGGGCGCTCGATGCGGTCCACGCCAAGCACGGGATCACACTAATAATAGAGGGCGGCGCCCGTGGGGCCGATATGCTCGGCCGCGCCTGGGCCGTCGCGCGCGGGATACCGTTCATCACCGAAGAGGCCGAGTGGTCGAAGTACGGCGCGGCCGCCGGCTCGATCCGCAACGGGGCCATGCTGGCCAAGCACAAGCCCGAGGCCGTCGTCGCGTTCACCGGCGGCAAGGGCACGGCCGATATGGTTGCCAAGGCGCGCGCGGCTAAGGTGCCGGTGTGGGAAGTGCCGGACCCGCGTCCGCGGATTTTCGTGTTCGGCTCGAACCTGGCCGGCCGGCACGGCAAGGGAGCGGCCAAGGATGCGCTCGAACAGTACGGCGCCGTGTACGGCCAAGGCGTCGGCATGCAGGGCAACAGCTATGCGATTCCGACGAAAGACGCGCTGCTACGTCCATTGCCGCTAGACCAGATCGCGTTTCACGTCGATACTTTCAAGGCGTTCGCTGCGCGCTGTCCCGGCTGGGACTTCTACGTGACGGCGCTCGGCTGCGGCCTGGCGGGATACGCGCCGGCGCAGATCGGGCCGATGTTCGCCGACGCGCCGGCCAATTGCCAGCTGCCCGACGCATTCATTCCTTGGCGGGCCGAAGGAACATAAACACCACCACAGCAAGGGAGAGACGCAGCATGATCGACAACGTGTCACCGGAAGAAGCAGAAGCCGCCATCGGAATCCTGATCGAAGCAGCCGAGAGCCATGCCAGCTGCTACGACGACGATCCGCGCGAGTGCATCAAGACCGACGTGATGAACGCTTTCTACGCCGGCGTGGCCTGGCAAGGCAACCAGGCGCCGCAGGCGGTTCCGCAGGCCGACCGGATGAGCGGGCGCTATGCCGTGATCTACAACCACCTGCTGGACGAGGCCAAGAAGGCCGGGTTCAAGAGTGTCAGTGACGCGATCGCCGCTGCTGCGGCACAGAAAGGAGCGCCGCAAGAATGACCGCCGAAACGAATGTGGCAGCGCACATGGTGGGCCAGCTGGTCGAGGAAATCGAGCGCGTGACCGCCGAGTTGAACAACACGCGGCGCAACCTGCACGCGGCCGTGCAAGAGGCCTGGAAGGCACGCGCCGCCGGTGGCGGCCAGCTGTACACGTGCGACGGCAAGGGTGGCGAGTACGAGCTGGTGGGCGCCTCGAAGGGTGCCGGCACGCTGCGCGACACCGCACCGCTGACGGTCTACCGCGACACGAAGGACGGCCAGCTATACCACCGCCATACGCCCGACTTCAACGCGCGCATGACCTCGCTGGGCCGGTGCGCCCCGGACACGCACGCCGAAATGCGCGGCATGGCCGACTGCATGCACATGGTGCGCGAAGAGCTGATCGAGGCCGGTGTCGTCGAAGCAAGCGTGCCGCCGATGTTTCTGTCCGAGGCAATCATCGCCCATATCCGCCGCGAGACGAAGAAGCCATGAACTCGCGCAACGGCTGCTACAACATGCCCCGGCCGGCGCCCGGCGCGAAGTTCACCGCGCAGGCCGGCTGGGGCCCGACGTTCTACGACGCGGCCGGCAACCCGTCGCGGGCGCCGATCTATGTCGAGGTCACGTCGCCGTTCGACACGAGCCGCTGCGCCTATACCCAGGAGACGCGCGACCCGCACTGCGCCGGCTGCATGCACGAAGCACGGCCCGCGTGACGGTCGTTCAGGGTGGCGGGCCGTTTTCGAGCAGGCGCCACAGATGCCGGTAGTTCGCCAGACTCAGCCCGTTGTCCGGGTTGGTCTGGACGAAGCGCAGCGCATGCCTCGGGTCCTCGAAGTCCAGTGCCAGGTCGTCAACGATCGCGTAGTGCGTCACGCCCTTGGCAGTGGCGAGCCACATCGTAACCTCGTCGGCGCGGCAGAAGTCCCCGCCCAGGTCTGGCGTCGCACCGATGACCGGCAGATCAAGGGCTTTCTCGACCTCGTGCAGCGTAAAGGTGAGACGCCACGTGGTAGTCAGAACGACGACGGCGCCGGTGATGTCGCACAGCTTGCGGATCAAGGCCAGTGCGACCGGGTCGAAGCGGGCCATATCACGCTCGCTGAAGTCGTGCGGGTAGCCACCGAAGGCGAGCTGGGTCCGGGTGCTGTTGATGACTCCGTCTATGTCCAAGAATAATATTTTTCTCATGCAACAATCTTAACCCGCCCTGCCCGCGCCGGCTATGGCTGGATGGCGTTATACTGCCGCCCCATGAACACCGCCAGCCTCCACCACCTCGAAGAGCACCTGCCCGCGATCGCCAAGTGCTGGGAAAACCTGCTCGTTGACCTCCAGATCAAGTCCGGCCGCGTGTGCGCGCTGCAACGGCTGATGTTCACCTGGGCCCTGCTGGCCGACGTATCGCTGTACGGCTATGAAGACCGCTGGTGTTACGACAGCTACGAGCAGGCGAAGGCCGCGCTCGATGCGTGGAGCGGCGACGACGGCTCCGAGCCATCCGGCTGGAAGAGGCACCCGGACACCGGGCGTCGACGCGATCCCGACGGCACCGAATACGTGATGCCGTAATAGCGGGACCGGACGCGGAGCCCCTCGACGCTCGGAGATATATCCTGGAGCGGCTCGGCGCCCTACCGACTCAGCAGTTCGGGGCCAAGGGGCGGGCTCCCGCTTGCAGATATATCTGCATGCAGCGAACCGTCCGCGCATGCGCCCTGCCCTGCTACTGCGCCGCGGCCTTGCCTCGCTGCTTTCGGCGCAGCTGGCCAGCGCGGTGTGCGGCCTGCATCGTGAACTGCCGCCATTCCGCCTCCAGGTCCACAACCAGCTGCTCTGCCTGCTGGCGGTTGCGCGGCTCGTGCGTCACGTACCAGGCCTCGAAGGACGGCATGTCGACCCGGTCGCTGGCCTTGCGCCCCGCCGTGGCGAAGTAGCGTTCGAGGTCATTGTTGGAAACGGCGCGCTGGAATAGCCTGCGCATCAACATGCGCACAGTCGTAATCGAGTGGTCCGGCGGTGGCGGGGCCAGGTGTTCGACGTACTCGATGACAGCGCGCGCACGGGCGCGTCGCTTGAAGCCGCTCAGGGTGCCGAGAAACGATGGGTCGCGCACGCCAGTGGCCAGCAGCATGGCTGCGGCGACTTCCTCGATCTCGTTGTCGGTGAAGAAGCGCATGATACCTCCGCTATTTGGAGATATATCTTTGTACGGCGAAAGCGCCCTGCCGGGCGCACGATACGGCGCGTAAACGCAAAAAAGCCCGCCCACCGAAGTGGACGGGCTTGGCTACTCAGGAAATCATGGTAGCCGGGCTAATCTGAAACGATGCTACCCCTGCTCGAACGTCTTTCTCTCCAGCGCGCGCCGGATCGCCAGGCCACGCACGGGGATTCCCCCGGCCTTGTCCCAGCGCGGGAACTGCGCGCCGGCTGCGCGCCAGTCGCGGGCATTGCATTTGCGCCTGAGCGTCGAGGCCGCGAGGGCCCCGAGCCCGACGTTGTAGGCGAAACTCGTTACCGCTGCGAGCTTGGCCGGCTCGCTGGCGAGGGTCGGGCACAACTTCAGGACGCGCAACATGAATGCGCCCGCCTCCTTCGACAGGAGCAGGTCGCACTGGCTCTGCGTCTTCACGTCGCCGGCCTTCACGCCGTCGGTCGAACCGAAGCAGATCGTCCAAATGCCGACAATATCGGTGTAGGCCCGAAGACGGCAGCCCTCGAATGCGCGGATCAAGCGCAAGGCCAGTTCAAGCGCCTTGTTCACCTGGTGTGCCCGTTCTGGCGATCGAGCGTGCGCCCCATGAAGTAGAAGCCGAGGATGCCCGAGAGCATGGCGCGGTCTTCTTCATCGTAGACCTTGATGATCGCTTCCCAGCCCGAAATGCCGTGCTGGGTCGCCAGCATGAACATGGCCACTTTCGACAGGCCATACAGCAGCAGCATGTAATAGGCCACGACAGGACGGACCAGGAAGTTGAGCATATCGGTGAACGGGTTGCCCGTGACCTGCATCTGCCCCTTGAGCGCTTCCGACAGCGCGGCCAGCTCGGCGACGTTCATATCGACGGCGCCCTGCGTCTGGATTTCCTGCTGCCGCATGGCCGAGCGGGTTTTCTCCAGCTCGGCCTGCTTGTCCATCATGGCCAGCTCGTGAGCATTATCAGTTCGCTTGTTGAGGAACCCGACCACCTCCGGTAGCAGGCGCATCAGCCCGCCCCCGAGGCTCATCAGAAGGGTCAGCAGCATGTTATTTCTCCTTTTCCATGGTCGGCAAGGGGTGAGCGGACGCATGGCAGCACGCGCCGTTGGCTGGGCACGCCGGCGCCCGGGACGCTGGGTAGACCGGCAGGTCGTGGTAGGCCGCCCATCCGACGCAGACCAGGACAGCGACCACCAGGCTCATGACGGCATAGACCAGCCCGCCGGCAACATCGGCTTTGGTTTTCACTCTCATTTCAGGTGGCTCGTGACGAAGTTGACGATCCAGGTGCACAGTCCGACGACGGCACCCCCGAGGGTCAGGATTCCCCATTTCAGGGCCTGGTCCCGCTCTTCGCTGAGCTTTTTGACCCTGTCTTCCAGTGCTTCGAGGCGCGCGATGGCCAGCGCGTTCGCAGTTTCTTGTGATGGCATGATTGTTTTCCCTAGTTATATGGTGAAACAACCCCGCAGCGGAGCGGGGGATCGACTCTCAATCCGTCCCCCCTTCCTCATTTGCGAATGCCCCCGCCGGCATGGCGTCCAATGCGCGCTTTGGCGGCAGGTAGATACCCTGCTTCGCCCGTAGCATGCGCTCCATGCGGCCCCGCACGCTCGCTTTCAGATGCAGCGGTGCGATGACCCTGTTCGGATGCAGCGCGTTGAACGCGCTGATCTCGGCGATCGTCGCGTCCACGTCCTCGTGCTTCATGACCTTGCGCGCATACTGGGTGAGCAGTGCCTGCCGGCGCTCCTGCAACGCCCGATCGGCGCGGAAAATAGCGCTCTTGCCTTCCTGCGCGTGACGGACACGCCCCGGCGAGAAGCCGAGGACCTGGCCGATGTCCTCGGCCACTGTCGTATCGGGGACGATCTCGATGCCGCTCTTGTCGACGACGCCTTCCTTGATATAGCGCCCGGCCTTGAGCGGTGCGCGCAGGAACGCAGGCGCAGCCTGTTCGGCGCCGCGCAGCACATCGCCCTGCACGATGCTGTGCGCACCCTTGGCCACGTTCACGCCGATGCCGGCCACCGGGCCCAGGAGGCGGGTGATGACCGATTCGGCCATCCGTCCGCCTTCGAGCCCTTCCTGGAAGTCCGGCAGCAGCAGCTGGTCGAGGCCGACCCGGCCCGAGATATCCCATGGTGTCAGGTGCGACAGGCCGTGCGTAGCGACCCGGCCGCCCAGCGTGCCGAACAGTTCGGCCATCAGGTTGCGCAGCGCGTCTTCGGCGTCCCATGGCTCGTCGGCGCTGCCGCCGAGCGCCGAAGCGAGGGCCAGCAGCGTGCCGACGACAGGCAATCCGAGGACGCCCGCTGCCAGCGAGTGCGACACCAGCAGGCCGGCCAGGGCCTTCATGGCCTGTTTGTCGCCCTTGAACGCGAGGCGCGTGTTACGGCCGAACGTGTAGACCATGTTTTGGCCGTACTGTTTGAACAGCAGCAGCACGCGGGCCACGTCACCCTGCATGATGCGAGGCCTATTTCCCGCGCTGTAATCGAAATGCCCGGCGTAGGTGTCGTTGACGGAGGCGTCGTAGGCTGCATCGTGGTTCATGCCGGATGCGCGCGCGAGGCGATATGCGGCCAGGGCCGTCGATTGCCTGTTGAACTTCTCCGCGTGGTGGAACATGTACGAGGCCACCTTCATGATCTTGCGCATCTGGCCGAACAGCTTCTGGTCCTCGCCCTGCGCAACGCCGGCCAGGTCGTGGGCCATCGACACGTCGATGACGCCGGACTTGATCCAGCCCTGATACGCTTTCAGCTCATCGCCGGTCAGCTCTTTCGCCAGATCGTTGTGCCCCTTCATCGCCACAACCGAGGCGTCGAGCAGGGCCTTGCTGGCCTTGGCGAAGCCATAGCGCGCGCCCAGGATCGGATAGGCCACCAGTGCCGTTTGCGTCAGGTTGACGGCGGCGGACGCTGGCGACAGGCCGAGGTAGTAGACGAAGCCGAGCGAGGTCAGCGCCGTCGACAGGGCGCTCGTCGTTGGATTCATATACAGCTCGTGCCGCTTGAGCATTTCGTCGACGACCTGCTGCGACTTCACCTGGTCGTAGTTCGCGTCCTGCGCATGGGCGTTGGTGTACTCCTGCATATCGTCCAGTGCCTGGGCCATCTGGTCGGCATAGTTCAATTTGGCCAAATAACGGGCGCCATGGAACATGTGGGCGGCGAAGGCGCGGCGCGCGTCCTGCGAGAAGCCCGGCGTGCCCTTCCGGTGGATGCCGTGTTTTGCCCACGACAGGTCCGGCAAACTGGTCAGGTACAGCTGGTTGATCGCGTCCTGCAAGGCCGGATCGACGCCGGTGTTCTTGAAGACGTTGAACAATTCCTGGAGGAATCCGCGGCCGACCGAGTCGCGCCCGGCGTTGTATTCGGCGCGGCGCGTGACCTTGCTGACGGTGTAGCCGTTGGCGGCCGTGTACTTCTTCTCCAGTTCGGCGCGCAGCTTCTCGGCCTGCCCCATCGTCTCGGCGAAGTGGATTGCCTCGCGTGCCGGCGTCTGCCCTGCCGGCGGGTTCGTCCCCGTCCAGTTGACCTGGACCATGTAGTCGCCGAAGCGCGCGAGCGGGAAATAGATACCCTTGATCTTGCCGAAGAACTGGCTGTCCATCTTCTGGAGCATGGAGGCCTGGTTCGGGTGGCCGGGCATGGCGCGCACGATGCGATCGCGCACGGCATCGCGCACGGCGTCATAGTGCCGGGTATAGGCGGCGCTGGCCTCGTCGAAGATTTTGCGCGCCTCGGGCGACAGGACGTTGTCGTAACGGTTCTTGAGGTCGTCGTAGATTCGCTTGTCGTCGCCCAGGACGTAATTCTTGCGCGGGTCGATCTGGTGGCGCGTGGCGTCGTGCATCAACTCGGCCAGCTTGTCTTCGTCCTTGAGGTCGGCCCACTTGGTGGCGATCGTGTCCGCTTCGGCGCCGGCCTCGTTCTTGTCGGCGTCCATCTGCATTGCCAGCTTGTTGTACGTCGCCAGCAGGTTGTCGCGGCCAGGCTGCGGGAACAGCTTGCCGTACATATCCATGATCTGGCGCCGGCCCAGCATCTGCAAGCCGAGGCCGCGATAGTCCACCAGCTTGTTCTTCACATCGCTGTAGGTGAGCTTCTTGACGGCGCCGGCGGCCTTGCTGGCGATCGCACCCGGGCTGCGCGAGAAAGCGATGCGGCTATCGTTCGCGTCGAAGCGGCCGTTATTGCCGATCGCGCTTTTGATCTGCTCCGGTTTGAACGCCACGTAGTACGTCTGGCCCCAGTCCTGCCAGTCTGCGCCGTTCTTCCAGAGCATTCCATCATAGCCATCCGATTCGAGCTGCTCCATGTTCTCGTATGGGTCATCCATGACCTCAGTTTCGTCAACAGCAGCCTTCGGGTTGACGACCCGCAGGTACACGGGATACACCTGTCCCCCATCCGGGCGCACGTAGTCGCCCGCCATTTTGGCTTTCGTCGTGAAATAGGCCGGGACGTGGAACTCTTCGATTCCGGCAGCCGGGAAGGCGCGGTAGTCGCTTGGAGCGGTCCCGTGGTACAGCACGAGCGGCCGGCCTGCTGCGTCAACCGCCTTGCTGTCGCCGAACCACCGCCAGAAAGAACGCATCTGATCAGGGGTAGCGGCGATCAAGTCGCCCTTGCTGTTGCGGATCGGGCGCTCGACTCCGTCGACTTCGATCACGTGGCCGTCGCCGTGGCGGGAGAAGACTCCAGCCGCCTGTTCCTGCCCGAACACGTGCGCAGTGCCCTTGCCCTCGATCGCCTCGCGCGCGCGGCGCAGCAGGTCCATGGTCTCGGCCTGCGTGCTGCCCTCCATCCAGTCGGCGACCCGGGCGAGCCCTATCGCGCGCAGCGCTGCCTGGACCTTGGCTGCGAACTTCTGCCAGCCGTTGATGGTCTTGCCGCTGCCGGCGAGATCGGCCAGCGCTTCCTCGGTGGCCAGTTGCATATCGTAGCCGTACTTGCTCACCTGCTCGCGCGCGGCCTTGGCCAGCTCGGGGTTGATCAGGCGCAGGCGATTCATTTCCTTGGTCAGCGCCTCACGGTCCATGATCGCGGCCAAGCCGATGTGGCCCAGTGCTTCGTGCGACACCACGAACTGGACTTCGCCCGGCTGCGACAGGTTATCCGCCACGAGCCAGACCTTGCCATCGAAGGTCGCGCCGCGCGTGTCGGCCGGCGCCTCGAACGGCAGGTCTGCCACGGTCTGCACGACCTGCATGGCCGGGGCGTTGGCCCAGTTGCTGGCGATCTCCTTTGCCGTGTCCTCGACTTCGGCCGGCGTCATGGGGCTGTCGCCGTCGCCGCGCGAGAACAGCGGTTTCGTATCGTTGATGCGGCGTGCGCGGTCGCCCTCGCGGCGCTGCGGGATCGGACCCTCGCGCAGGCCGGCGGCCGTCGAGCGGTTCATCGGCGGATCGCCGTCGAGGGTGATATCGCCGTCGTCGTTGATCTGCACCACCGGCACGTTGGCCTGCTGGCCGTCGGCGCGCAATTCGGCCTCCAGTTGCAGCAGTTCGGCGTACTTCTCGGAAAGTTCCTGCATCTGGCCGAACGGCGCGCCGATTTTCTTGTTCAGGCGCGTGATCTTCGTTGCCTGCTCGGCCATCTCGGCGCGCGTTGTGGCCAGCTCGCGGCTGATGCTGTTGGCCATGGTGTAGATCGAACGCGTCAGGCCCACGCCCGAGACCTCGTCGCCCACCTTGACGGCCGAGCGGAACATTTCGTGCGATTTCGGGCCCACGGTCGCCCACAGGCTGACTCTGCCGCTCGGACGGTTCTTCTCGTCCGGGATGCCGGCCATGTGCAGGTTGATCCCCGGCAGTTCGGCGACGGCCACGGTCGGCCCGCCGGTGTAGAGCATGGCAACGTCGAAGTGTTCGTTGAAGGCCTTCTTCAGGGCTTCGCCGAAGTCGGTTGCGGTGTCGTAGCTCTTGCCGTCGACCTTGCCGCTGGCGAAACTGACGTGCTGTTCGCCCAGCGTCTTGAAGGCCTCGGCCAGGATTTTCTCCTGCTTGACGGCGTACTCGCGGTTCCAGGTGACGTTACGCAGCTCGCCGCGCAGGTTGATCTGCTCGTTCGAGTGCGCCGCCTGCAGGCGCTCCAGGCGCTCCACGTCCTGCCGCAGGCCGGCCAGCTGGATCGCGCGCGGGTCGCCCGACGACAGCGCGGCGGCCTGCTCGTAGAGCGAGGCCTCCGACAGGTCGTCCATCGAGCGGATCGAGGCGTCACCGGAGAAGGCCTGGTCGATGAAGCGCTGTTTGCGCGCGACCATCTGCCACATGGTCTCGTCGTAGGTGCCCTTCGTCGAATACCACTTGATGCGCACCTCGTCATGCTGGTTGCCCTGCCGGATGATGCGCCCGTGCGGCTGCTCGATATCCGACGGATACCATGGCGGGTCGAAGTAATGCAGGGCCGAGAGGCGTTTCTGCACGTTCACGCCGGTGCCCATCTTCTTGGCCGAGCCGATCAGGACGCGCACCTGGCCGGCGCGCATGGCCTTGAACACAGCTTCCTTCTTGGCGTCGGTGTTGGCGTCGTCGAACCATGCGATCTGGTCGCGTTTGATCCCGCCCTTGACCAGCATCTGCGTCATGGTGGCGCGCGCGTCGAATCCGCGATTGGTCTTGGCCGAGGCGCCGAAGCCCAGGTTATAGAACACGATCTGCGTCGCGCCCTTGATCGGCTCCTTCTTCGAGTTCGGGTCCTTCGGGTCCGACAGGAACGTCTCGTCGGACGTGGCGTGGTACTCCTTAATGATTTCCTCGGCCATGCGGGTGAGCTTGGTCGGGGTGTCTGCGTCGACGGCGCCGCCGAAGAAGCGCGGGTCGAGCGCGGAGAACTTGCCGTCGGTGATGATGTTCAGGACCGGGTCCGGGTTATGCGGTTCCGCCTTGCTCGGTTTCCACTTGCGCGAGCGCTCCAGGCGCGGCGTCAGCACTTCCTGCATGTAACGCTTGAGGGCCGGGCTGCCCGGGACGACGATCAGTTCCGGCTTGCCGCCTTCGATGTCGGGGCGCTTCACCAGCGCGCCCAGGTGTTCCGAGGTGAGCACGTCCATGAAGGCGCGCACGCGGCTCATCAGCTCCGGGATATTCGAGAACTTGGCGAAGCGCTCGACGTTTTCATAGCGGCCGGTGGCGTTCGGTTCGAGCGCGGTGACGACCTCGCCGAACATGCGCGCCCAGCCGTCGAAGGTCGAGATACCCATTTCGTCCATCATCTTCGGATCGAAATAGCGCATGACCGTGTACAGCTCGCCCATGGTGTTCGTCACCGGCGTGCCCGAGGCGAAGATCGTCGAGCGGCCCGGGTTCTTGCTTTCCAGGTAACGCGTCTTGACGTACATGCCCAGCGCTGCCTGCGAGCCGTTCGGGTCGATGCCCTTGATCGACTGGTTGGTGGCGAAGTCGAGTTTGCGGAAGGCGTGGGCCTCGTCGACGATGACCATATCGGCGCCGATATCCTCGAACGTGATGGTCCCGTCCTTCTTGCTCATGCCCAGGACCTTGTCGAAGCGCTGCTTGATCGACTCGATCTGCTGCTCCAGCTGGGAGCGGCGCACGCGCTGGCCCTTGTCGTTGGCCACCTCGGCCAGTTCCGTCTCCAGGTCGCTGATCATGCGCTCGCGGATCGGGGCGATCGACTCTTCGCGCACGCCGATCATTTTGAAGGAGCTGTGCGTGAGGATGATGGCGTCGGGCGCGTTCAGGGTCGCTGCGGCCACGAATGCCCGGCGCTTTTCGGCCGAGAAGTTGCGGTCGTCCGCGACCATGATGTTTGCCAGCGGGTACAACTCCATGAACTCGTTGGCGAACTGGTCGAGCATGTGGTTCGGGACCACGAACATGGGCTTCTTGATCAGGCCCAGGCGCTTCTGCTCCATGGCTGCGGCGACCATTTCGATGGTCTTGCCGGCGCCGACGGCGTGCGCCAAGTAGGTGTTGCCCGTCTGGATCACGCGCCAGATCGCGCGTTTCTGGTGCGGGAACAGTTTATAGCGCATCGACACGCCCGGCAGCGTCAGGTGGTCGCCGTTGAAGATGCGCGGGGCGATGTTGTTGGCCGTGTTGTTGTACAGTTCGACCAGTTCCGCGGCGCGGTCGGTGTCCTGCCATACCCAGCTCTTGAACTCGTCGCGGATTTTCTTGGCGGCTTCGTTAGCGGCCGTCGTCGCTTCCGGGTCGGTCTTGCCGGCGAGGTCCTTGCCGGCGCCCGTGCCGTACTTGACGACGATCGTGCGGCTGTTCAGGACCGATTCGAGCAGTTCGCTCGGCGAGCGTGCGGCCGTGCCGAAGTCGTGGGAGGCGCTGCGGTTGCTGCGTTCGTTGCCGCCTTCGACCTGCCACGATTCCGTTTTCCGGTCGAATTGCACCTCGCCGGCGCCGATATGCGCGGCGAAAGCGCTCACGTGCTCGGCCGGCACCCACGAGGCGCCGAGTTTGACCGTGATCTGCGACGGGCCCAGGCGCGCCGGCTGCACCGCCATCAGGGCGGCGACGTTGCGTTCGAGCGCCGGATTGTCGCGCGCGGCCAGGCGTGCCTCTTCCAGCTTGGACACCACGTCGCCCGACAGATAGGCGTCGGCCAGTTCCATCGTGCCCTGCGGCGTCTCGTAGACCTGGGTGCCGAGCGCTTCGATCGCGTCTTCGCGCGACAGGCCGATGCGGCGCGCCACGTCGTCGATATCGAGCCGGCCGCGCTCGTCGAGCGAGACGGCCAGTGCGTCGCCGATGGTCTTCACATCGCGCGTAGCCGGCTTGCCGATCGAGCGCTCCAGCAGGAACGGGGCCTTGACGATGGTGCCGTCTTCCTTGACCTGTTCAAGCGCGGTGACGACCGACGAGTCATAGTCCTCGCCGTACAGGCGGCGGTTCTTGTAGGTACGGGTTTCCGTCTCGGTGACGTTGCCCTCTTCGTCGGTGCTCGTGCGGGTGCGCACGGTGAAGTCGAGGATAGGACCGTGCGTCTTGCGGAACGCATCATAGGCCTTGTTGAGCTGCTTGAGCGGCTTTTCCCACTCGCCGTTGTTGAACTGCGCCGCCTGCGCGACGCGCACCAGGTCGCGCAGCGCGACGTAGTCGGTGAGCCACTGCTTGTCCTTCGGGGTCAGCTTGACGGTCGCTTCCAGCGGCTTGCCCACGCCTTCGGTGACGACCATCACCTCGCCCTTCTTGTCGACGTACAGGACGCCTTCGCGCTTGACCGCCGGGTTGAAGTCGAACTTGGCTGTCTCGGCTGCAACGTCCTCGGGGCTGCGCGTCAGGAGCGAGTAGACGTTCGCCGGCAGCAGCTTGACCGCGTCGGCGACCTTCGCTTCCAGCGCGGCCGAGTCGGCGTCATAGGAGACGACGGTGAACTCGTCGATGCCGCGCAGGCCGTTGATGCGCCGGCCCATATCGTCGATGTTGCCCGACATGCGCGGCTGGCCCATGATCATTTCCGGGTGTTCCACGAAATAGCGGTTCACCAGGACATCGCCGTCCTTCGTTTTCAGGGTGTCGAGGGTGTTCCAGTCCTTGCCGGCGGCCGCCTCGCCGTCGAGGCGCTTGCGCAGGAACAGCACGTCGGTGACGACCGTGGTGCCGGCGTTGTCCTTGAAGGCGGTCTGCGGCAGGCGGATTGCGCCCAGCAGGTCCGCGCGATCGGCCAGGTACTTGCGTGCCTTGTCGTTGGCCTTGTCCATCGTGTAGTGGCTGGTGACGAACACCAGCAGGCCACCCGGGCGGACGCGGTCCATCGACTTGGCGAAGAAGTAGTCGTGCAAGGCGAAGTTGTTCTTGGCGTACTCGGGATCGGCGACGACGGTCGTCTTCGAGAACGGCGGGTTGCCGATGGCGAGGTCGAAGTAATCCTTGGGCAGCTTTCGCTTGATGAAGTCGTCATGCAGCATGTTCTGCTGCGGCGACAGCAGGCGCGCGATCAGCGCGGTCGGGCCGTCGAACTCGATGCCGGTGTACTTCGAGGTCGCGCGCACGCCGTCGGGCATGAGCATCGGGAAGGCGCCCACGCCCATGCCGGGCTCCAGGATGCGCCCGCCGGTGAAGCCGAGGCGTTCGACGGCGTTCCAGATGGCGCGCACAACCGGCGCGCTGGTGTAGTGCGCGTACTGGGTCGATTGCAGGACGGACTGCTGCCACTCGCGCGGCAGGGCGTCGAGGCGCTCGGCCAGCGACTTCCACGCCGGGTCCGTGATCTGCGACGGCCAGATCAGGCGCGTCGGGTCCTGGTGCTTGGCCCACTGGCTCGGCACCGGGAACAGCTTGTTGCGGATTTCACCGGCGCCGAAGCCCACGTAGCGCGCGAGCTGGGCCTGTTCTTCGGGGGTGGCGGGACGCTGTTCGGCCTCGATCTTGCGCGCCAGTTCGATCAGGTCGACGTTGCGCGCGGCCGTTTCGCGCCAGGAGCCGGTGCGTTCGAGGTCTTCTACTCTTGCGCGGAAGTCACGGGCAGGAACTGGCTTCGGATTTCGCTCCACGCCATCAGGCGCTCCGTGTTGTACTCCTGCATCCCCTCCTGCCGGCCCCACAGGTTCCGGCGCATCAGGCTCTCCATCAGCGCGTTGTCCGCTTCCTCGAACGCCTGGTCCATCAGCTGGTCCATTTCCTGGATCGCCGACTCCAGCTCCCCGGACCGGGTCAGTTTCCTGAACCTCTCCGGTTGCTGGTCCTCCATCCATCGGCGAATCGAGCGCAGCCGGATTTCCTTGCGTGGCGGGATCATCGTTACTCTCCTTGTTTGCGTCAGTATTGTCCACTGGCGCAGCATTTTCAACCGTAACAGTGTCCTCGGCCGGCGCAGGCGCGGTCGTGCTCAGGTCACGATCGAGCGACATTTCCTTGGTGAATTGCTTGATGTAGGGGCGCGCGCCCGGTCCCAGGTTCTGGAACAGGAACACGAACAGCTCTTGCAAGGTGCGGCCGGCTTCCTGGAACGCCTTGAGCGAGGACTGGAAATACGGCTTGGCCTTCTCGTAGGACGACTTGTCCAAGCCGGCCGGGAAGGACTTGAGGGTGTTCGGCCCGCCGAACAGCTCGACCAGCCCGCGCAGGGCGTCGTCGATGCCCTTCACGCCCAGCTTGGCCGCCTCGGCGATGAGGCCCTTGGCCGTCTTTTCCTTGTGATCGGCCACGGTCGGCTCTGCCTTCGGGCCGGTCTTGACGATCAGTTTGCTGTTGAGGAAATTCATGACCTGATCACGCGGGTACGCGAACTGGCCGCTGTTGACGCTGAATGTCGTGTACGCCTGGCCGCTCGGCGTCTGCGACATTGCGCCGCCCCCGGTGAAGGTGCCGGTATAGCCGTCGCCGGTCACGTCGAAGACGCCGAAACCCATGTGACGCACGCTCACGCCGGGCTTGCCCTGGAACATGTCGATGGTCGGCAGGCCGTTCGTGTGTGCCCACTTGGTGTTGGCGAACAGGACGTTCTGGCCCTTCTCGACCAGATCGCGCACGTGCTGGTAGTCCTCGCGCGTCCAGCGCTCGGCCGGCGCGGCGACAGGCGTGCCTGGCTCCGGGGTTTCCGGTTCGTTGTGCGACTGCTCGGCCAGCTGGGCTTCGGCCGCGTCGAGCATGGCGTCGATCTCTTCGTCCGTCAGCGGACCCTTGGCGGCCGGCGGCTGCGCGGCGGCTTCGGCCGCTGCGGCGGCGGCTGCTGCCGCTTCCATTTCGGCCTTCATCCGGGCCTCGTAGGCCATGCGGCGCGCTTCGTCCTCGGCGCGCTGGCGTTCAGCGTCGCGCTCGGCCGCCTGTTCCTTGGCTGCACGCTCTTTCAGACGCTGCTGCTCCAGCATCGCCGGCAGTTCGGCCTCGATCGCGCGCACGGCCTTGCTGTACTCTTCCTTGCTGTCGGGCAGGTTCTTCGTGAACTGCTCCATATCGACCGTGACGCCCTCGGAATTGAAGCGCAGGGCCTTCACCAGCGCGTCGAATGCGGCAGCGAAGCGCACGCGCTCGTCCCCTTCCGGGTACGGCGTGCCGCGATACTTCGGCGGCGTGACCTTGCCCTCGGCCACCCATTCCGGGTTGACCAGGTAGTTGTTCATGCCCTTCATGCGGTCGTTGACGTAGGCTTCTGCGGCGCGCGCGATCAGCTCGCGCGGGTTGCCCCAATAGTCCTCGCCCATCTTGTCGGCGGCCGTCTTGTAATTGGTCGGGCGGTCGCGGAACTCGTAATAGTCGATGCCGTCCTTCGCGTTGGCGATGAGGTCGCGGTCGCTGTTCTTGTTGATGTTGCGACGACGCCCACCCCGGGTCAGGTAGGTGTCGCCGCGCAGGAAGCTGGCGATCTGGCGGCGCGCGCGCTCCAGGTCGTAATTCTTCGTCAGCACGCCCAGCACGGTTTTGATGGCCGGGTGCGGAATCCACGTTTCCTTGCCGTCACCGCCCATCCGGTAGCCCTGGTTCAGGGCATGGTCGAGCGCGTGGAACCATTCGTGTGCGACCGTGCCGTCGCCGCGCGTGTTCGTCAGGTTGATGACGGTGACGCGGTTTCCCTTCGAGTCCGGCTGACCATAGGTGAAGTGCGCGGCCATTTTGCCGTGGCCGAGCGCGCCGATCGTGAAGTGCAGCTTGCCGCCCAAGCCGATCGCCGTCGGATCGACGTTCAGGAACTTGGCCAGGTCCATGAAGGCGTCATAGGCATAGTTCAGGTGATCCTGGTCCTGCTTGCTGCGCACGTACTTGCCGAAGCCCACGTCGGCCAGGCCGAACGTCGTCTTCATCTGCTCGGGGGTGACGTTCTCGCCCTTGCGGTGGTCTTCGAGGCCTTCGCGCACGACGCGGTCGAGTTTCGGCGCGACGAGCGGGGTCTTGGTCGTGTTTGGGGCGTCCGGGGTGTTCTCGCCCTTGATCGCCTCGTTGGTGAAGTAGGCGCCGTTCTCGAAGCGCTGGTTCTTGTTGTTGCGGAAGAAGTCGCGCAGGGCCTTGCCGGCGTCGGTCATGCGCCGGCTGTCCCAGCTGCTCAGCGACTGGTCGGCGACCATCAGTTTCGTGAAGCGCTCCGAGGCCTCGGTGACGTTGTTCGCGCCCTGCATCGCACCTGCGATCTGCTTGAGCGCGTCCATGTAGCGCGCCGCTTCCTGCTGCAACAGTTCCAGACGCTGCTCGGGGGTGGCACTCTCGCCGGCGTAGTTCTCGTTGCCGGTGCTGCGCGTGCTCGGATAGCGCTCGCCATTGAGGAAGCCGGCGATCTTCGCGCTGTCGGCCTCGTTGCTGCCGTAATAGCGGCCGTTCAGGACGCGCAGTCGGCCCTCGCTGAGCAGCCATTCCTGGAACGGGATGATGGCGTCGCGCACGTCGTTGATGTAGCGCGTCGTGCCCGGCGTCGCGCCGGCTGCGGCCAGGTTGGCAAAAGCGGTGACGCGCGAGGCCTGGTCCTTGATGATGGCGTAGGAGCCTTCGAGGTCGCCGGCCGAGGTGTCCTTGACCTTGCGCGTTGCCTCGTCGAACCAGCGGCGCAGGTCTTCCCCGGTGTTTTGCAGCTTCTTGGCCGGTTTGCCGCTGTAGTAGGCGGCGCCGGCCGGGGTTTCCATCCACGACTGCGCCGCTTCGTAGCCCTTGGCCACCAGTTCGCCCTGCATCAGGGTCGACTTGGTCTTTCCGGCCAGTGCGTGGTCCCAGCCCGCCATGAACAATGCCACCTGGTCGGGGTCGACCGGCAGGCCGGCGGCGATGGTGGCGTCGAGCAGTGCCTGTTTATAGACGGCCGGATCGCGCGCGGCCTGCTTGGCCGCTTCGCGGGCGTTCCGCTGTGCGTATTTATATAGGGAGTCGTAGAAATCCTTCGGCAGGGTCGGGGTGCCGTCCTCGCCTTGCAGCGAGCGCAGCGCAGCCTGGCGCGCCGGGTCGTTCTCGGCGGCCAGTTCTTCCTTGATCCACTGGCCGAGCTGGGCCTGCGCGGCCGTGGTGAACGCGTCGAGCGGGCCGGCAGCAGCGGTCATCAGCTCCGGGTGGCGTCCGAGTACCTGGTAGGCCTGTCGCTGGGCACCACGGATCGCCGCGTCGCGCTTGGCCGGTTCGGCGGCTGGCGGCGTGGCTTCGGGCTGGGCCGGGGCGCCTGGGCCTGTTTTCTCAGCGTTTGCCTTTGCCGCCTGCATCTTCTTCAGGCCTGGCTTGGCCGCCTTGGTCTGTTCGGCCAGCACGTGCGCGAAATACTCGCGGCTCAGCAGCGGCTTGCCGTCGGCGAACTTCTCGTAGTCGGCATAGGCGGCGTCGAGGTCGGCCGTGGTACGGTTTTCGGTCCACGTCTTGATGTATTCCGGGGCGAGCAGGTGACGACCGCGAACTGAATTGACAAACGAGCCATCGAAGCGCGTCTTCGATTCCGCGACGTGCGCGGCACCTTCGGCGGTGAGGCGCCCGAGCGGGACCTTGGCCAGGGCACGGGTGGCGGCACCGATCGCTTTCAAACGTGCTTTCTTCTGGTCGGCCGTGCGCATGGGCATGTTCTGCGCCTGGCGCAGTGCCACCTGCAACCCGATCCGTTCGTCTTCCTGTTCGAGCGAGACGAAGCCCGGCTTCTGGCGCACCGGAATGACCGGGTCCTTGGCGCGCTCGGCCGCGTCCTTCTCCTGCTGTCGGACAGCCTTTTCCTGGAGACGAATCTGGCTCCAGTACGCGTCTGGCACCTTGCGGGTAAGCGCGTCCATCATCCCGAGGATGGCTGCGGTCTTGGACTCATACGCGGTCGAGTCGTATCCCGGCCAGATCGAATCGCTTGTGCCGTTCCCATCCTTGCCGCCGGCATGGATCGTGGCGCCGGCCGCGAACTTGCCGTTCGGGGTTTCGACGGCGCGGATCGTGAAGCTCAGCTGCTCCTTGCCGAAACGCTTGTTGTCGAACTCGAAGATGGTCTGCGTGCCGGGCATGGACATTGGCAGCGCCGTGCCGCCGGCCCCGCGTGGCAGGTCTTTTTCCACATAGCCCCACTTCTCGGCAGCGGCCAGGCGCTGGGCCATGGCCGATTCCGCTGCCGCTGCCTTGGCGGCTTCGACCTTGGCCTGGTCGGCTTTTGCGTCCTCGGCCAGCGTATCGGCCTCGGCGTTAGCCAGCGCGTCGGCATCGGTTTCGGCTGCGGCTTCCGCGTCCCTGGCCGCTTTGGCGGCCTGGATTTTCTGCAAGCCTTCCGGCACCGTCTCGGCCATCAGGGCCTGCCATGCGTCATACCGGGTGCGGTCGCCATACATGAGCGAGCGCAGGCGGTTGGCGTCGGCGCTGACGTTGCCCTTGTAGCCGGCGGCGCGGATCGCCTCGATCCGCGGCGCGAGCATCTTGTCCGCGAACAGGCCGAGCACGTGCACGCCCGGGATACGCTTGCCGTGCTTTTTCAGCAGGTCGGTCAGCTGGTCGTTCGGCGCGGCCTCTTTCGCGCTCGGGATGCCGATGATCGGGCTGTCCTGCGTGTTCGGGTCCTTGAGCAGCGAGATCATCGCCGACTCGTAGGCCTGCGTCAGGGTCAATTCGCCCACTTGCAGCGGCAGGATCGCCCGGTCGCCGTAGCTGTTGATGGCCGTCTTGTACTCGCCCACCAGTTCGAGCGAGTCCTTCTGCCGCCCGATCACGTCAGGCATCACGAAGAACACGCGTTCGCTGGCGAAGCCGCTCTCGTCGGCGTTGCCGATCGCGCGGTGCAGCTGCTCGTACTTGGCCAGAATCTGGTCGAAGTCGAGCATCTTCTCGCCCTTCCAGTCGTCAAAACCCTTTTCGAGGGCCTTGATGAAGGCGAGTTTGTTGCTTTGGTACACCGGGAATGCGCCCGAGTCGACGAACAGATAGCCTTCGGAATCAGCCATGGCCACGCCGATCTGCGCCGGCGTCGGGCCATTCAGCTCGCCCACCTGGATGCCGACGTTACGGTTTTCCGCGAACAGGGTGCGGAAGTCACCGGGCCGGGTCATGCCCGAGACGAATTTCAGCGGGTGCTGGGTATTGCCCCACTGGCCGGTGCCGAGCTGGTCGTCCTCGCCGTCCTCGTCCTCATTCTGATCTTCGTCGGCGTCCTCGTCGTCGCCGCGCTGCTGGTCGTCGATGGCTTCACCGTAGCCGGTCACGTCGTTCTCGGCCGATTCGACTTCGCCGGCTTCCTTCTTGCCGCGCAGGTCGGCGACGGCCTGGATCAGCGCGTTGCGCGCTTCCTCGGCGTCGTCGTACTCGTACTTCTCTTCCATCAGGTCGAAGACCTGTTCGGCCGGCACGCCGTACTTGATGGCGGCGCGGATCGCGCCCGAGGCGTCCGGGAACTGTGCGGCCAGGCGCTCTTCGGCCGGCAGGTCCAGATAGTTGTTTGCCATGAAGAACGCATAGGCGAACCCTTCCGGGGTTTCGCTGCGCGCGTTCTTGGTGGCCTGGCTACCCCCGCCCTGCTGGTCGGTCTTGCTGCCGAGGGCAGGGAAAACGGGGGCGACTGGCAGGTCCGGGTGGAAGCGGCCGTAGATCAGGGTCTTCTTGGTGTACGGTTCGCCGAAGTGGCTCGGCTCGAACGACAGCGTCGCGTCGGGCATGCCCGTCAGGGACGCAATCCGGCCTGCTGGATTCTCGATCGCCCAGATCGCCGGCTTGAAGTATTCGATCGTGCGCAGCGTCTGCATGACCAGCTCTTTACTGGTCTCGGTGCGGCCGTCGGCGTCCTTGTCCTTCCAGAAGCGGGTCGCCGCCAGCGAAAAGTCGGTGCACGGGCACGCGGCGATGATCGCGTACACGTCGTCGATGTCGAACCTGTCGTTGAAGTAGTCAACGGAGAAGTTCATCACGTCTTCCCCGTCCTGAATATCGAACTGGATGACGTTGTAGCCGGCGTCACGCCATGGCTGCGACCATTCGCCCGAGTGGTCGAACAGGGACAGCACCGTGCGGCGCGCGTTGCCGTTGTCCTTGCTTGCGACCTTGGCCTGTTCCTTGGCGTGCTCGCGCCACCCGTCGATGCGCTCGCGCGCTTCGGAGATCGACAGCTCGCCGGCCGCCTTGGCCTTGCGTTCGAGGATGACGCGCTCGGTCGGCGCGGTGAACAGCGCGGCGGCGTCGTTGACGATCGCCTTGAACTCGTCGACCGGGATCGGCAGCTGGATCGTCTCGTCGACGGCGCCGACGCCTTCGGCCATGGCCGGATCGGCGGCGAACGGGTATTTGTTGTTGGGGTCGAGCGGGGCGCCGACGTTATGGACGTGTTCCGGCGCCTTGCGGCCGTCCTTGGTCGGGCGGCTGCCGTCGGGCGGATTGGCGCGCACGATCGCTTCCAGGTAGCGGCGCACGTTGGCGGCCGTCTCCGGGTTCGCGCCGCTGCGGGCCTCGTCGCCCTTGAGCAGTGCTTCGCTGTTGGCGTAGGCGAGGAACGCCAGGTGCGCACCGGGGCCGTTGTCCTCTTCCATCTTGTTGGCGAGGGCGTACAGCTGCTTTTCCACCTTGGCCAGCGCTTCGTGCGTGTCGATCGTGTCGATCGTGTCGAGCACTTCCTGGGCGGCCTTGCCGTATTCGGCCTTGTACGGGCCGGCCGCGCGCGACTCGGCGCCGTCGTCGGCCGGTTCCTCGCGCGTCGGGACATACCACTCGCCGTCGGCACGGTTTTCGAGCCGCAGCGTGCCTTCGGCCACGAGCTGGTTGAGGACCTTGGTCAGGCTCTCTTTGCTGATCTCCCCTTCCGGGATTTTCAGCTTCTTCGGGTTCATCAGCGCTTCGACCGTGCGGGCGCCGAGGAATCCGGCCTCGTAGTATTCGGTCAGGCGCTTGGCCAGGCTGCGTTCGACCGGGGTCAGGTGCGCGCGCTTTTCGTCATCGGCTTTGGCCGGCGCAGCGCGATCGTCTTCCAGCTTCCGGCCGAGCGCTTCCTCCGCCTGGGCGCGCACCGACGCGGCGGTCTTTGCCACCTCGTCCGCGTTCGCCTTGTCGTGCTTTCGCTGTTCTTCGAGGAATGCTTTTTCCTCGCCGGCAGCGCGCAGGTCCGCCAGCGCGCGCTCCTTGGAGCGGCGGTGCTCGGAAGCCTTGCCCTTGTACTCGTCGGCCATCGGCTGGAGTTTCGCCACGTCCTCGTCACTGGTCAGCGATTGGCTGATGTTCTCCAGCAATTCCCATGCGAATTCGGCCTTGTCTTCTTCCAGCTTGGCCTTGCGAGCCGTGTCCTCTGGAGATTCTGGCGTCGTCGGCGCCTGTTCACCAACGGCGTCGCCCTTGACCGGGCCGCCATCGCGCAGGAACACGCTGCCGTTCTTGTCCACCTGCACGGCCGGATCGCGTTTCAGAATGTCGATCAGCGGGCGCTTCGGTTTCAGGACGTTCTTCGCTTGCAGGTTCTCGGACGCGAGCTGTCCGCCCAGGTCGCGCTTGAACTGGTCCCACGCCGGGCCGTCCGGGTTCAGGGTGCGCACCTTGCCGTCGGCGTCCTTGATTTTCAGGGTCTTGCCGGTGATCGACTCGACGCGCTGCTTCTTGCCGTTCAGCTTGAACTCGTCACCCACCTGCATGTTCGATGCGGCGATGTTCGCCCAGGCGTGCTCGTTGTACTCGTCCTGCTCAGGAGTGCGCGCCTTCTCGAAGCCGAGTTTGCGGTTCTCATAGAAGACCTCGCCCGGCGTCGGCTTGACGGGAATACCGTCCTTGCCGACGACACCGCTGCCGAGGGTGATCTTGTGGTCGGCGCGCACGCCCGGGTAGTCGCGGGTATTGATGCCGAGGACCTTGCTGGCGTCGTCCTCGTTGCGTTCGAGCGCGTCCGGGTTGAAATTCTTGTGCTCGCGCGCTGCCTGGTAGCGGCGCGGCGCCAGGCCATTGAGGGCGTTGACGACGTTCCTGATCTCGCGCTGCAGGTCACGTGCTTCGTCCGGGTGGCGCGCGTCGACCTCGCCGTCCTTGAACCCGAGGGTGGCCAGCTTCGCGGTCAGCTCGTTGTAGCGTTTCAGGGCTGCTTCGCCGATCTCGCGCGGCAGCACGGCGGCCGTGTTGTTGCGTTCGGCAAACTGATCGAACGTGAGCGGTTCAACCTGCGTTGGCAGGCGGTTGTCACCTTGCAGGATGGTGTTGATCGCCACGCGCGCCTTGCCTTCGCGGAAGGCCAACTTTTCTTCGGTCAGGTTGCCCGCCTTGGCTTCCATTTCGACGCCGGACTCGATCGCGCGTGCCATGCCGTCGTCGCCGGCTTCGTTCAGGGAGTCGAGCATGGCCCGGATGCGCGGCGCGAACGGCGTCGAATGCCAGGCCTTGGCCTCGTCCCCGTGCAGCTTGTAGGATTTCCCGTCCAGCTCGACCTTGCCCTGCTTGGCGAGTGAATCCAAGGCGGCTTGAGCGCGCTCGGTCCCGATCGTGGTTCCCGGCACGTCCGGGTCGCCCAGGATGCCACCGAGGCGCTCGGGCGTCAGGCGTCCGCCGAACTGGCCAGGGCGCAGCGCGTCGAGCACGCGCGCTTCCAGCGGGTCCGCCGCCGGTGGTGCCGTCTCCTGTGCCGGCGCGGCGCGGCCGTTGGCGATCGCGGCGAGCTGCTCGGCCTCGCCGTCGTTCAGTCGCTCGTCGGCGGCGATCTGCTCCATCATGCCGTCGCTGGCTTGGCCGTCGTCGATCGCCTTGCGATAGGACTCGAACTGCGCGCTGGGCGGTGGCATATCCGCTGCCGGCGCTGCCGCAGCGTCTGCCTGCGGCGCGAGCGTGGACAGGTCGGTGCGGGCGCGCGGCGACAGGTCGTCCCATTCCGCGTGAACGAAGTCCTGGGCCACGTCCTCGCGGCCTACGTCGCGCAGCTGCACAGCGCGCTCGTCCGGCGTTGCACGGTTCCAGCGCTCGGCCGGGGTGAGCGGCTCTTGCGCCGGCGCGGCCGGCGCTTCGCTGGCGTTGGCGTTGGCGCGTGTGACGATGCGATCGCGCAGGGCTTGCAGGGTGCCGGCCGGGTCGCTCTCAAGCCACGGTTTCAGGCCGTTGAGCGAGCCGGTATCCATGCGCTGGCCAAGATCGGAGAGGGCGAAGCGGTCGTAGCTGAACTTGCCACGTTCGAGGGCGGTCTGCATGGCCTCCAGATGCAGGTCCGCGTCCGCGTCGTCCATCGCTGGTCGGTTTTGATCTTCCTTCGCCCGGGTTGCCTCGTAGATTGCAGAGGCGACAGCTGCGTTGCGCCGGGCGCTATCGTCTTCGCCGACCTTCGCCTGCGGCTGTGCCACCTTGGCAAATTCGGACGTGGTGTCGCCCTGTTTCAGCCAGGTCTTGAGTACGTCCGGCGTGGTCTCGGTGATCGCGCCGGCGCCCTTCCAGCCCGGGGCGTAGTTGTCGTTGTACAGGTCGAGCGCTTCCTGCTGGCTGTTCGCGCCGAGGACGACCTTGTGCTCGTCGAACTTGCCGGTCTTCGGATCGACCTGATCGACCACGAACACCTTCGGGCTTTCCGGGTTGTCGCCGATGAAGGTGTCGACGGCGTCGCCGTCCGCGCCCTTGGTGCCGGTGAAGCGGCCGTAGTGCCCCGTCATCAGCGTGGCCCATGGCTTGCCGTCCTGGTCGAAGCCGGTACGGGTCGAGCCCTTCGGGTTCTCGATGCCGATTTTCAGGCCGTGGATTTCGGTGCGGCCGACCTTGTAGTTGTTTGCGTCCTGCTGGCCCGGGGTCGACAGCGGCCGGTCGTTCAGCGGCGAATTGCTCGCGTCGTGCGCGGCGAGGTCCACCTCGTTCTTCGGCTGCACCGATTCCGGCGTGACCTTGGCCGCGCCGGCGTTCGACGGTGCCGGCGGATTGGCGATGCGCTCTTTATATTGAGCGCGCCAGGCGTCGAAGGCGCCCTTGCCTTCCGGCGAGATCGGGTTCGGGATGCCGAGCGTGCCGCGCACGCCGTTGATGAAGTTTGGCAACTCGGCCGGCAGCATGCCGGGCACCTTGTTCTGCATCTGGCCCATGACCTGGTTGATGGTCAGGCCGTCGCCGAACAGGCGCTCGATCTCGCCGGTGACGCCCAGCTCGTCGGCCATGTCACGGTGACGCTGCGCGTTCTCGTTCAGGAAGCCGGTCGGGCTCGGGCCGACGACGACGCGCGGCGACGCTACTGCACCGGCGTATGCGGGGTCAGTTCCAGTGTCACCAGCAGCAGCAGACAGTGCAGCCGCGTCAGCGCCGGTTCCTCCAGCTGGTCCGCCAGGTACAGCTGCATTTCCTCCTGCGTCGCCCATTGCTGCGTCAGGACCATTTCCACTGTTTCCTGATCCAGCGGCTGGTACGTCGGTTGCCAGGTGTTCATTGCCCTGCTCCTTCAGTGTGGCCAGCGTGGCGTCGGCCTGCTTCGTCAGGAAGTCGATCGCGGCGCCGATCGGCATGCCGGTCAGGCCAAGGCGGTCTTCCTGTGCAGGGTCGGGGATCAGGGTCGAGACGGGGATTTCGCGCTCGGCCTCCGGGGTGTTGAGCATCGAGGCGGCCGTCGGCACGCCGACCAGCTGGGCGATGTAGGCCTCGGCCGGGGTCGGTGGGCGCTCGATCGCGCCTTCGAGGTCGGCGATCTGGCTTTTCAGGTGGGCGGCGCCGAGCTGGGCGCGCACGGCCGGGTCGCGCCACTGCTGCGCATCGACTTCCGGGTTCGCTGCCATGGCCGACTTGACCAGTTCCTGCGCCTGCGGGCCGTGCGTCAGCAGCTGCGCGGTGGCCGGGTCGAGGCCTTGCCGCTCGGCTTCGGCCACGAACAGCGGGTCGCTGCCGCGGATCGCCACCGGCTGCGCGGCGAAGCGGCCGGGCACAGTTGGATGGTCGCCTGCCTCGTGCGGGATGCCGGTCGACTGGCTCAGCGAGTCGGCCTGCTTCTGCGCGAGGGCGCGGTCGCCGAACGGGAAAATCTGTTTCTCGCCGTCGGCGCCGGGCTGGGTAACGAGCGAGGCGGCGGCCGCCATCGGGTTTGCTGGCGGCGCGCCCGGCGCGGCTCCAGGCACTGCCGGATTAGCAGGGTTAGCAGGGTTAGCAGGATTAGCTGGATTAGCTGGATTAGCAGGATCGGCAGTGGTTTCGCCGGTTCCTTCGGCCTGCTTCTTCGGCGCGGAATGCCCCAGCGGGCCGGCCACGGCACCCATGAGGCCACCGGCCAGCATGCCCTGTGCGGCAGCTTCGGCGGCGCCTTCGTCCCATGGTTTATCCTGCGCAAGATTCTGCGCGATTTGTTCCTGGTACGACTGCGGCAGTTCTTCCAGCACGCCTTCGGAGAAAGCGCCTTCTCCGATCTTGCGCAGCAGTCCCTTGTTCGCAGCGGCTTGCGCGCCCTGTTCGCCGGCGGCGCCGAGGTGGCCGTTGACCAGCATCGTATCGGCGTCGCCGATGCCGAGCTTGTTGGCGACTTTGCCCGCGACGGCGCCAATTGCGCCCGTGGCCGCGCCCGAGAGCGCGGTGATTGCCGCCTGGCGCAGCGTCAGGTCGCCGTTCGGGTTTTCCTGCCGGACCTGCTCGGCGTTCTGGCCGGCCGAGACCGCGCCTTCGCCAATGCCGGCGGCGATTTCGGGCGCCAGTCGCGGGACTGCCTTCATGGTGGTCTGACCGGCCAGGCCCTCGCCGATGCCGGCGGCAACTTCCGGGACCAGTTTCGTGCCTGCTGCGGCCATCAGGCCACGGCCGACGGCCGCGCCCGGGAGCATCGACGGCGCCGACTCTATTGCCGCGTGCACGATCGTGGACGGGTTTTTCACCATCGCGCCGACCGTCGGGAAGAAGCCCTTCGCTTCCTGCACTTCTGCATTGGCCTTCTTCTGCTCGTCCGAATACAGGGTGTCGAGGCCCTGTTTCGTCTGCTTGAAGCCGAATCCCAACTCCTCGGCGACCTGGCCTGCCTTGCCGCCGGTGACAAGATCAGCCATGCCGACGATCGCCTCGGGCACGCCAACGGCGCCCTTGATCGCGGACAGGCCCACGTCGGCGATGCGACGCGCGGCCTTGCTGGTCGCACCCGGCTCCGGGGGCGTCAGGTCATCGAACATGCCGGGTTGTTTTTTGCCCGGCACCAGATCGTCGAACATGCTCATGGGTATTCCCGCTTAATTTGGAAGGGGTTTGTAGCCGTTGGCGATCAGGCGCGCGTTCACGGCAGTCTTGTCGGCCTTGTTGGCGATGGCAGCACGTGCTTGGGCATGTGCTTCCTGTTCGGTCGCCTTCTCCTTCGGTGCTTCAGCGAATTCCGGCTTGCCGTCCTTCATGTAGACGACCTTGCCAGGCTGCTTGACTGGCAGGTGCGTGTTCGGGTCGATCACCTCGTTGCCCGGCACGACGACCATGTGGTTTTCCTTCGGCGCGGCCTGCGCCTGCGCGGCGGCCACGTGGCCGGCAGCGGCAACCTGATGCTGCGCGACGCCGTACTGGCCCTGGATTTCCTGCCCCTGGTTCTGGAACTGGCCGCGCAGTGCTTCCTGTGCCAGGCTTGCCCCGACCGGGTTGGCGCGGAAGTTGGCGTTCTGCGCCTCGTTGTTGAGATAGGTGTCCATGGCGCCGTTCTGCGCGAAGCCGTTCGGGGAGCGGCGCGCCGCGTCGAAGACGGTCTTGGGCACTTCGGTGTAGCCTGCCTCGGTCGGCACGGCCATGGACTGCTGCATGCCCTTGATGACGTGCACCGGCTCGTTGATGCCGCTTGCTGGCTGCGGCACGACCTGGCCTTGCGCCGCTGCGGCCACGGATGGGCCGGCAGGTGCGGCGCCGCGCGCCTTGAGCAGGGTCTGGTAGGCCGCGCCGAGACGCGATGCGTACTTGGGGTCCTGGGCGTAGCCACCGGCGACGAGGCCGGCGGCGAACTTGCCCATATCGTCACCGGCGCCGACGGCGCCCTTGTAGCGGCTGTTGATCAGGCCCGCGTAGTGGTCCGCGAACGCATCGGGGTTCTCGAAGTTCAGGTATTTGTCACGGCTGCCTGTCATGTTGTCCGTTGCTACCACGCCGCTCTGCCCTTTGCCGGCCATGATGTTGCCGAGGTTGTTTGTACCCGGGATGACGGACTTGCCCCAGCCGGTTTCATGCCCCCACTTGGCGAGGATGAGTTCCGGGGCGACGCCCACTTGCGCAGCGACGCGCTCGGCTTGTGGAGCATATTTCTCAGCGAACGCGGCGACCTTGCCGAGCTTACCGTCACGTGGCTGTGTGCCGCTAGGTGCCAAAGTGTTACCGGGCGCCTGTGCCGCCGGCGCCGCTGGCATATCCTCTGGCAGCGGCTGGCCGCTACGCAGGGCCTGCATGCGCTGGTGCAAATTGTTGAATTGCGCCACGTCGTCCGGGACCGCCTGGCCGGGCAGGAGCGGGCTCATGCTGCCGTCTTTGTAGAACACTTGCGAACCGCCGGACCCGAGCGTGGTGCGCGCGATCGGGCTGGCGTCCTGCTGCGCCTGCAAGGCTGCGAGCTGCTGCGCGATCGCCGACACCTGCGGCGCGGCCTGGGCCGTCGGGGTGTAGGCGGCAGTATTGGCGGGCGTGCGCGCGCCGGCCGGGGCCTGGGCCGGTGCAGCAGTGGCCGGCGCCGCCGTCGGCGCCGCTTTCGGCGGTTGCACGACGGGTTCGGAGATCGCCGGCAGCTGCGCCTGCGCCTTGCGCGCAGCGTCGGCACGTTCTGCGGTCTTTTCGATCGGGCTCTTGTCGCCGAGGCCGAATGCGCTGCGCAGCTTGCTGATGACGGCGTCGCCGCCGTAATAGCCGGCAACACCGCCGACCACGCCGCCGATCGCGGCGCCGACCGGGCCGGCGACCAGCGTACCGGCGCCGCCCAGCAGGGTTGCACCGCCGACGCTGCTGCCCCAGCGGCCGGTGCCTTCGACCGCCTGCTGGACGACATCGCCCTTGGTTGCCTGCGGGTCGTTGGCGACGCGCGCGACGTTGACGCCTTCGACGATCGGCGCGACCCATGGCAGGCTTTTCTTGGCGACGCTGGCGATGGCCTTGCCTGCGGCCGTGCCGCCGTTGACGATGGCGGGGCCGCCGGGCATGGCGGCGCGGGCCGCATCGGCCATTGCCTTGCCGGCGCGGCTGCCGAGTCCGGGTTCGCCGGCAGTACCTGGTGGCATGCCGGGTGGCGTGCCTGCGGGAGGCGCACCGGCGGCGGCGCCGGCAGCGGGCGGCACGCCGTTATACGGTCCGGCCGGCGTGCGGCCGGCGATCGTCTGTTTCAGGGTGTTTTCTTCACCGCCACCATAGCGCAGTTGTGCGGCGCGCAGCTTGTCCATGACGTTGCCCTGCGGCGCAGGTGCACCCTGCGGCGCCGGCTGTCCGGCGGCGGCGGCGGCGCGCTGGGCGATTGTCTCGCCCAAGGCCGGGCCCGTCGGCTGGCCGACGCGCAGCGGGTTTTGTTCTGGCGGCAGCTGTGGGCCCTGCGGGGCGCGCGCGGCGACGGTCTGGCTCAGGTTCGACGGCGCCTGTCCTTCGAGTGCGAGGCGGGTCGGCGACGGGGCCGGCGGTCCGGCGCGGCCGGCGACGGTCTGCCCGAGCGGTTCGCCGCTACCGACGTTGCGCAGCGGGTTCGGTTCCACCGGGCCAGCGGCTGGTGTGGGTACAGGGGCGGGCGCGGCCGGCGCGGCAGCGGCGCGCTGGGCAATCGTGTCGCCGAGCGTCGGCCCGGTCGGCGCGGCAGCGCGCAGGCGCTGGCCAGGAGACGGGGTATTGAGCAGGGCCGCTTTTTGCGGTTGTAGCTGCGGCTCGGCCGGCGCGGCCGCTGGCGAATTCAGCAGCGCAGGTTTCTGCGGCTGACCGCCCTGCTGGCCCCGGTTGTATTCGTCTTCGATAGCGCCCATGTCGGCTCCCTGATGATGTGTGAATGAATGCGACAACGTCCCGGCCAGGCCGGCTTATTCGCTGTAGTTGTGGTTGAAGCTCTGGCTCGTGCTGTTGCTGATGTTGTAGTTCTGGCTGGTGTTGCTGCTAACCGAATTGACGTTCGAGTTCGAGGTGCTGTTCGAGTTCGAGTTGCTTTCGACCGTGCTGGTGCTCGTCGAATTGCTGTTGCTGTTGACGTTGCTGTTGCTGTTGACGTTGCTCTCGCTCGAACTGGTCGAATTGCTCGACACGGTGCTGGTCGAATTGCTGTTGCTGTTGCTGTTGCTGTTCGAGTTGACGTTCGAGTTGCTGTTCGAGTTGCTGTTGCTGTTGACGTTGGAGTTGCTGTTGCTGTTGCTGTTGGAGTTGCTGTTGCTGTTCGAGTTGACATTGCTGTTGCTGTTGGTGACGCCGGCCGAGATCGAGGCGTGCACGCTGCGCGCGGACAGCGCGGCCGCTGCGAGCTGGCCCGATAGCTGGCCGGCGGCGCGCAGCGAGGCCTGCACCGTCTCGGCCGCCGTCATGGCCAGTTTCAGGTTCGCTTCCCCCGCCTGCAGGGCGAGCTGGGCCTGGCTGGTATAGACGGCCGTCGTGGCCTTGACCACTTCCACGTCCGCTTTCGTGTGCTCGTTGCGCGAGGCCTCGGACGTGGCATAGGCCTTGACCCTCGTATCGAACACGTTGGCCACGGAGCGCAGGCGTTCGGCCTCGGCCGAGACGCTGGTCTGGTAGCTCTGCACCTGGCTCTTGAACACCTCCAGCGGGAATTCGGCGGTCTGTTTGAAGTTCAGGTTCGCTTCGCCGAGCTTGGCGTTGACGAGCGTACCGTAGGCGTCAATGCGGGATTTGTAGGCGCCCACCTGCTGGCCGAACATTTCGGCCTTGAGGCTTTCACCCTTGATCGCACTGCTGTAGCCCTCGTATTCCAGGCCCTTCGCGCGGACCTGGCTCTCCAGCCCGGCCAGCGCGTCACGGTACAGGGTAGACTTGATCTTTTCGCCTTCCCACGAGGCCTCGAAGCTGCGAATCTCGCTGTCCTTGGCCTTGATCTGCTCATCCAGGCCGAGCAGCTGCGCCTTGTACAGCTCGACCTTGGACAGTTCGGCGCGGACCATGGTTTCATAGCCCTGGTACTCGGCGACCTTGGCGCGCGCGGCCGTGTCGTAACCGGCCAGTTCGGCCTTGTAGACCTCGGGTTTGAGGGACTCGATTTTTGCCTGAGCATCCAGTCCGGCGTATTCGACCTGCTTTGCCTTGATTTCCGACTCGAAGCCCAGCAGCTCGGCTTTGAACAGCTCGACCTTGGACAATTCGGCACGGACCATCGCCTCATAGCCCTGGTACTCGGCAGCCTTGGCACGTGCGGCCGTGTCGTAGCCGGCCAGTTCGGCCTTGTACACCTCGGGTTTAAGGGACTCGATTTTTGCCTGAGCGTCCAGCCCGGCATACTCGACCTGCTTTGCCTTGATGAGCGACTCGTAGCCCAACAGTTCAGCCTTGAACAGCTCGACCTTGGACAGCTCGGCGCGGACCATCGTTTCGTAGCCCTGGTACTCGGCAACCTTGGCGCGTGCGGCCGTGTCGTAGCCGGCCAGTTCAGCCTTGTAGACCTCGGGTTTCAGGGATTCGATTTTCGCTTGCGCATCCAGCCCGGCGTATTCGACCTGCTTGGCCTTGATCTGCGACTCGAAGCCCATCAGCTCGGCCTTGTACAGCTCGACCTTGGACAGTTCCGCGCGGACCATCGTTTCGTAGCCCTGGTATTCAGCAACCTTGGCACGCACGGTCGTGTCGTAACCGGCCAGTTCGGCCTTGTACACCTCCGGTTTCAGGGACTCGATTTTCGCTTGCGCGTCCAGTCCGGCGTACTCGACTTGTTTTGCCTTGATGAGCGACTCGAAGCCCAACAGCTGGGCCTTGAACAGTTCGACCTTGGACAACTCGGCGCGGACCATCGTTTCGTAGCCTTGGTACTCCGCAACCTTGGCGCGCATAGCCGTGTCGTAACCGGCCAGTTCGGCTTTGTAGACCTCCGGTTTTAGGGCCTCGATTTTCGCTTGCGCGTCCAGCCCGGTGTACTCGACCTGCTTTGCCTTGACCTGCGAATCGAAGCCCAGCAGTTCGGCCTTGAACAGCTCGACCTTGGACAGTTCGGCACGGACCTTCGTTTCGTAGCCCTGGTACTCGGCGACCTTGGCGCGCACGGCCGTGTCGTAGCCCGACAGCTCGGCCTTGTACACCTCCGGTTTCAGGGACTCGATTTTTGCCTGGGCGTCCAGACCTGCGTACTCGACCTGCTTTGCCTTGATGAGCGATTCAAAACCCATCAGTTCGGCCTTGAATAGCTCGACCTTGGACAGTTCGGCGCGGACGCGGGAATCGTATGCCTGGTACTCGTTGGCCTTGGCGCGCACCAGGCTTTCGTAGCCGGCGAGGGAGTCTTTATAGATGGCCGACTTCAATTCCTCGTTCCTGAACGAGGCCTCGAAGCCGCGGATTTCGGTCTCCTTGGCGCGGATCGACGAGTCGAATCCGAGCATGGCCGCCTTGAACAGCTCGATTTTCGACAGTTCGGTGCGCGTGGCGTTGGCGTAGTTCTCGTACTCGGAGGCCTTGGCCTTGACCAGGCTGTCGAAGCCGGCAAGCTCGGCCTTGTAGATTTCCGCCTTGATCTGCTGGGCTTCGGTCTGGAACTTGTAGCCCTCGTACTCCCCGGCCTTGGCTTTCACGAGGCTGTCATATCCGGCCAGCTGGGCCGAGAACAGCTGCACGCGGGTCAACTCGGCTTTGACGCGCTCGCCGTATGCGCTGTACTCCAGTTCTTTCGAGCGCACCTGGCTTTCGTACCCGGTCAGCTGGGCTCGGAACATTTCCACTTTGGAAGCATCGGCATCAATTCGTAGCTTCGCAGCAGCAACACGGGTCGAGTACACGTCCGCGATCGTTTTGACTGCTGCAACTTGGGCCGAGTAGGTGGCCACGGCTTGGGAATTGATCTCGCCGATCAGTTTCTGCCCTTCCAGTTCTGCTTTATAGATATCCAGCTGCGCGAGCGCGGCCTGGAGCCTGGTCTTGAACACATCGGCCTTGGCCGAGAAGGCCTGCACGTCGGCCTGGAAGAGAGAAACGCGTGCGTTGAACAGGTCGATCGCCGACGACACCATGAATTTGGCGGCATCGAGCGCGCGAGCCTGAACGGTATTGTAGTGGTCGATCAGGCGCGACTCCAGCTGCATTGCCTGGTTAAATGCGAATTGGAAATTCGACTGTTCAAGTTCGGCCTGCTTGATCATCACTTCGCGCGACAGCTCGGCGTCGGCGTTCATGCCCTCTTGCAGGGCCTGCTGGATGACGCGCACGAGGGTGCCGCCCGGGATATTGAAACCCTTCGAGGCGAACATGCGGGTCGCCTCGTCGACGCTGCGCTGGGTGATGATGTTCTGGCGATCGCGCCCTCGGTTCCAGATCGCGGCCTCGACGGCCGGGTCGAGCCCGGTAGAGGCGCCGTTGACCAGCTCGATCAGGCGGCCGTTCATCGTCGCCAGCAGTGTGCTGTTGTATTCGACCTCGGACCAGCTGAACTGCGCGTCCGGCGCGTCCGGCGCGCTGCCGACGGTGTCGGTGAAGAGCGGCAGGTCGAGCGTCGGGGCGTCCGGCAGGTTCAGGCCGACCATGGTCGGCACCTCGGGCAGCACGAAGTCCGGTTCAGCCGGCATGGCAAAATCAGCCAGGGCCGGGGCGGTGGGCAGCGGCGCGTCGAACGGCGTCGGCAGCGGGATTTCGTTCAGAACGGGCGCGGCCGGCAGTTCAGCGGAGAGGGCCGATGGGACAGGCACCGTGTCGAGCACGGGCGCGGAAGGGACCGCGACGCCGAGGGCGTCGGGAACAGGAATGTTGGCCAGGACCGGCAGCTCGGGCAGCGGCTGCGAGAAGGCGCCTGGTGCGACCAGTTCGTTGATGTTGGGCGCCGTCGGCAGCGTGGCCGAGAACGGGTCGGGCGCGGGTATGTCGCCCAGCGTCGGGGTCGTCGGCAGCGGCTGGTCGAAGGCGGCCGGCACGACCAGCGGCGTGATCGTCGGCGCGACAGGGGCCGCCATGGCGAACGGGTCGGGCGCGGCGATCGTGTCGAGCGTCGGCGAATTCGGCAGAGGCGTGTCGAACGCAGCCGGCATGACCAGCGGCGTGATCGTCGGCGCGGCCGGGGCCGGCATGGCGAACGGCGCAGGTGCTGCGATGGTGTCAAGCGTCGGCGTATCCGGCAGGGGCTTGTCGAACGCGTCCGGTACGACCAGCGGCGTGATCGTTGGTGCGGCCGGGACCGGGGCGGTGAACGGCGTGGGCGCTGCGACCGTGTCGAGCGTCGGCGTATCGGGCAGAGACTTGTCGAACGCGGCCGGCATGACCAGCGGCGTGATCGTCGGCGCAGCCGGGGCCGGCACGGCGAACGGGTCGGGCGCGGCCACGTCGCCCAGCGTCGGGGCCGTCGGCAGGCTCTTGTCGAACGCGTCCGGCACGACCAGCGGTGTAATCGTCGGCGCGGCCGGGACCGGCATGGCGAACGGCGCAGGCGCTGCAATCGTGTCGAGCGTCGGCGTATTCGGCAGGCTCTTGTCGAACGCGGCCGGGATGACCAGCGGCGTGATCGTCGGCGCGGCCGGCGCGGGCGCGGTGAACGGCGCGGGCGCCACGATCGTGTCAAGCGTCGGCGTATTCGGCAGGGACTTGTCGAACGCGGCCGGCACGGCCAGCGGCGTGATCGCCGGCGCGGCCGGGACCGGCGCGGTGAACGGCGCGGGCGCTGCGAACGTGTCGATCGTCGGCACGACCGGCATGGTCAGGTCCAGCGCGGCCGGCGCGGTGTGTTCGTTCAGGGTCGGCGCCGTCGGCAGCACGATCGCCAGCGGGTCCGGCAGATGGATATCGGCCAGCAGCGGCGCGACGGCGTCAAACTCGGGCGCGGTGCCCAGCTCGACCGGCGCGGGCGTGGCCACGTTCGGCGCGGCCGGCGCCGTCGGGAAGATCGCGTTCAGGTCGCCCGGCTCGGTCGGTGCATCGCCGACGGGTGCCAGGGTCAGGGTCGGGACCGGGATCGTCGGCAGGGTCAGCAGCGGCAGATCGGCGCTGAAATTGCCCAGCTTGACGATCGCTTCCATCGCGCCGGCCTGCGCCTGCTGGGCCAGCGTCTCGGTACTGGCCATGTAGAGCGGCACGAGCGAGTCCGCGGGCGTCGTGGCCAGCCATGGCAGCGGCTCGCTGGCCGGCACCGGCGGGACCGGGTCGAGCGGCGTGAGCTGCGGGATGGGATCAAGCGCCGGCGTGGACGGGACTGGCGGGACCGGGTCCAGCGGGGTTACTGCCGGGGCGGGCGCGGCGCCGATTGGTTCAGCCATGGCGAACTCCTGGGAAACTAGAAAAGGGGAAAGCGGGACGTTATTCGCAGTCGTCGTCGTTCACGTCGTAGAGCGGGTGAATCTCGGGAAGCATGGTGCCGTCCCACATGTCGAGGAAGCGCACGGCGTGCGTGTAGCCCATCGAGCGCAGGCGATCGAAGAGGCCGTCATTGGCGAAGCCTGTCGCGCCCAAGTCCGTGACCGTGTTCGTGCGGCCGTCGTAGATAAAGATGTGGCTGGCCGCGCCGGTCGCCAGGCCGCCGTCCCAATCGCAGCCGGTGGCGTCTTGCCATGCGTTCTCAAAACCGTGGAACTCCATCGGGTCGTATTCGCCCGTTTCCATACCCGTCGGCGTCCAGTCCACGGGCGCCTCCCCAAATGCGCCAAGGCTTCGGGTCAAGTTGTCCGACCGCGAGCACCCGGTAAAGAATTCGACGGTATGTGGCATGACCGATTCGATCTGGTCGACGGTCCAGCGGCCTTCGCCGGACTGATTCGAGAAAATGTTCACGCCGCCAAGCTCGTAATCGTGGATCAGCTGGGAGAGTGAGCGCGTGGCGGTCGAGTTCTTCTTGAACTCTTCCCAGGCCACGTCGATTTCCGTGATGTAGTTCCAGCACGTGACGTTGAGACACTGGAAGGGCCGGACGACCCGGTAGCGCGCCCGTGTATTGCCCACGAAGTTGAAATAGATCGCGTAGCGGCTCTTGTCGGCGTCGAATTCGCACAGCGCCTTCTGGGTCGGCCAGGCCGCGCCCGGGACGAAGCCCCAGGGAACGAACGGCTGCTCGGTCATCTGCGAGCCGCCGTAGGGGTTCATCAGGATGGCCTTCTGGAGCCAGTGGTCGCGGTGCGGGTTCTCGCCGCCCATCGCCGAGCACGGGCTGGCCACCTTGGAGTTGTAGCCGCCTGGCAGGATGCCGCGCATCAGGTCGGTGTTGCCTCCGATCTCGATGTCGTACTCGTCACGCGTCCAGTACGGGTACTTGCCCGTCATGACGTGAATTTTGACCTTGGTCGGTTTCGGCTCGCAGTCGTCGCCCTGGACCATGATCTTGAGGCAGTAGTCGCCCGGGATGATCTTCTTGTCGAGGTCAAAGCCGGTTTCCTTACCCATTTCGCGGTCGGGGATATTCCCGCGCTCGTCGGCCGGGAAGGTCTGTCCGGCATGCTTTTCCGTCGGGATCGGGCCCCAGCCCTCCCACGGGTCGAGCACGAACACGAAATCCCATTCGATCGGGTTCTCCTTGTCCGGGTTGGCCGGGTCGTAGATCAGCGCGGCGTTGGCTTCCATTTCCGGGGCGCGCCGGTCCACCATGTAGAAATTGTGGTCGGTGTAATAGAGGTCGCCGAAGGTTTCGCCCGTCTTCAGGTTGGTGATGCTGGTGCGCTTGCGGTTCGGTTGCAGCGGCGTGACCGACGGGTCCCAATCCTCGCGCGAGGTGTCGTCGAAGAACCAGCGGTTCGACAGCACTTCCGGGTCGGGCCCGCCCGGGTCCGGGTAGCGCGGCTCCCACACGCACACGTGCAGGTGGGTCGAGTTTTTGTAGTCCTGCGTCTCCGGGTCTTCCCGGTTGTTCATCTGGCGCACGCCGATCCAGAGATACGGCCGTGGGACAGGCTCGTCCTCGCTGTAGGGCGGTGGCTCGGCCGTGTCCTGGTGGTGTTCTATATAGATATCGGGCTCGAACGTGAACGGCTCGGGCTCGTCCTGATGGTGGATCGGGTCGGCCTGGTGGTGTTCTGCCTCGGCCGTGTCCTGGTGGTGGATCGGTTCGGCCGGCTTGGGGATGGCGGGCGGCGGCAGCGGGCTGGACTTCGTCGGCGGCGCCGTGATGCGCACCGTGTCGAGGCCGTCGTTGGTGAGCGTGTCGATGCGCGCGCCGTCGGGCAGGATGCGGGTGTCGCGGTAGAAGCCGCCCGGCTCGCCGTTGGCCACGCGCTCGTTGACGCCGTAATACGTCTTCATGGCGCCCATCTGGCGGCGCGCGGTCGGCACATAGGCCTTGCCGGCCTCCTGGTCGCCGAAGAACTCGGTGCGCAGCGAGCCGGTGGCGATCGGCTCGTCCATGACGAGGCTGGGCTTCTCCCGCGCCGGCTTCTTGCTGTCTTCCGCCATCAGACCCTCCGCGAGAGGGGCGTCACGTCCAGCGTCAGCGCATCGAGGGCGAAGTCGGCGCCGGCCTTGTTGGCCAGTTTCCACTGCCAGTAGCGGCCCTCGACGCCGCGCCCGAATTTCACGCGCGAGGCGTGCAGCTCGCCGATCTGGCGCGGCTCCAGGGCATAGACGTATTCGTGGTGGGTGTCGGTGATCATCGTCAGTTCGACGGTGCCGGCGGCGCTGTAGCCGACGTAGCCGGCCAGCACGCGCTTGAACTGCGGCGATTCCAGGTCCGAGACGCCGCCGGCCAGCACGGCCGAGACGGCGCGGCCGTCGTCGGTGTCGCCGGTGAGCGCGACGATCCCGTTCTCGGTCGCGGCCAGCACGACGCCGTTGAAGGTCGCCATGCTGTTGAAGGCCAAGCCGTCATAGGTCGATGCGGCCTTGTTGCGCGTGTTGAGGACGACGCTGGTGAAGACCGGCGCTTCGAGCGTGGTCGCGCCCGCCTCGCCCGTGGCGTCCAGTTGCAGCACCGGCAGCGCGATCGTGGCCGTGCCGGCCGTGTCGTAGTGGCCGTCGGCGTCGACGACGAGCAGCGGCAGGGTCAGCGTGGCCGCGCTCGTGTTGCCCGAGACCAGCGCGCCGCCCATGGTGAGCGCCGTGAGCTGCACGGCGCCGTCGATCAGCACGTCGCTGCCGGCGGTGGCGGCAAGAGTCCAGGTGCGCAGCACGGCGTCACCTGTCGCCTCGTTCGAGGCGTAGGCGGTGCCGGCGACGGTGAGCAGGTCGAGCGTCAGGACGGCGTCGCCGAGCGGCCCGGCGCCGGCCGTCGCGGCCAGCTGCATGGTGAGCAGCACGGCGTTGCCGGTGGACTCGGTGCCGCCGATCAGCTGGCCGTTCGCTGCCAGCTGGGCGAGGGTGACGGCGCCGTCGGCCCTGCCCTCTTGCGGGCCGGCCGTGGCGGCGAGGGTCAGCTTCTCCAGCAGGGCATTGCCGACGCTGTTGGCGCCGTTCTCGGCCGTGCCGGCGACCTGGAGCGGTTCCAGCGCGACCGGCTCCTGGGTGCCACCATTGAGCAGCAGCGGCAGGAGCACGGCGGCGCCGCCGGCCATGATGCCGGCTTCGCCGGTGGCGGCCAGCAGCAGGGACGGCAGGTCGATGTTCGCCCCGTTGTCGGCAAAGGCCTGCACCTGGAGCGCGTCCAGATTGGCCGCGCCCGTGGCGATCCTGCCCGCTTCTCCGGTGGCCGCTACTTGCAGCGGCTGCAAGGCAACCGGGTCCTCGGTGCCGCCATCGAGCAGCAACGGCAGCAGCAGCGCCGCGCCGCTGGCGGTAAGGCCCGCTTCCCCGGTGGCGGCAAGTTGCAGCGGCTGCAAGGCAACCGGCTCCTGGGTGCCACCATCGAGCAGCAGCGGCAGCAGCAGCGCGGCGCCGCTGGCGATGAGACCGGATTCGCCGGTGGCCGCCAGCAGCAGGCGCGGCAGGTCGGTGTTCGCGCCGTTGTCGGCAAAGGCCTGCGCCTGGAGCGCGGCCAGGTTGACCACGCCGGCGGCGACCGTGCCCGCCTCCCCGGTGGCGGCCACTTGCAGCGGCTGCAAGGCGGCCGGTTCCTCGGTGCCGGCATTGAGCAGCAACGGCAGCAGCAGCGCCGCGCCGGTGGCGGTGAGACCGGCCTCCCCGGTGGCGGCCAGTTGCAGCGGTTCCAGTGCGACTGGCTCCTGGGTGCCGCCTTCGAGCAGCAGCGGCAGCAGCAGCGCGGCGCCGCTGGCCATGATGCCGCTTTCGCCCGTGGCGTCCAGCAGCAGGCGCGGCAGGTCGATGTTGGCGCCGTTGTCGGCGAAGGCCTGCACCTGCGGCGCGGCAAGGTTGACCACGCCGGCGGCGATCGTGCCCGCCTGGCCGGTTGCGTCAAGTGCGAGTGGTGCGAGGTCGATGACGCCCTCGGGTCCGCCCATGACGGACAGGGGATCGAGCACGGCCGCGCCGGTGTTGACGGTGCCGACCTCGCTCGCGCCCTGCACGTCGAGGCGGTTGAGCAGTGCGCTGCCGGCGACGGCCACGCCGGCCACGCCGGTGGCGTCGAGCGTCAGTTCCGGCAGCGGCAGCGCGGCTTCGATCGAGCCCGACATTGTCAGGCCCGAGAGGCGCGCGGCGCCGCTGAAGACGGCTCCGGTGGCCAGATAGCCCCCGACGACCAGCTCGGGCAGTGCCAGCGGTCCTTCGAGCGAGCCGGCCAGCTGCGGAACGGGCAGGCCCACATTGCCGGCCATGGCCGACCCGATCACGCCAAGGGCGGTCACGCTCAGCGTCTGGGTGGCCAGGTCGGCGCCGTAGCCAACCGGCCCGCCGAAGCCGGTGCCGTTCGCGGTGAGCACGGAAATGAATACCTGGCCGAAGGTGCCGCTGGACATCACACCGCTGAGCGTCAGCGCGGGGCCGGTCATTTCGCCGAGCAGGGTGTTGGACGGTACGTTCAGCAGTGCGCTGACGGTCGGGGCCATGAGCGTAATGTCGCCGTCGTTGGTGGCCGAGACGACGGTGTAGGTGCGCGCCTCCGAGTACGACCAGCCGCTCTGGCTGGTTTGCGTATCCGCCGCCTGCCAGGCGATGCCGTCCCAATATTCGAGCGCCCAATCGCGGGCCATGGCGGTCAGGTCGAGGAAGGAACCGGACGTGCCCATGGACACGACGTACTCGACGATCTTCTTCGGCTCGTTGAACGTGTAGGTCAGGGTCGCCGGCAGCGGCCGCAGCGTGCTCGTGTCGGCGAACCACGCCGTTTCCGGGTTGGCGTCGATGGCATTGACCGGCGGGTTGTAATCGTCGGAGGCCGAAGCGCTGACGCTGCCTTCGGCGGACACGCCGACCGTATTCACGTCATAGCCGACGTTGACGAGGCCCTCCGGGAAGAGGCCGACGAAGGTTGCATGCGTGCCGTCGCCGATGCCAGCGGTAACGCCGCCGCCATCGACCACGTCGGCGTAGGCGCTGGTGCCGAAGTCGATGCGAATCTTGGAGGGCTGCGCCTGGTAGAACGTCAGCTCCCAGATCGTGTTCGCCGTGCCGTCGAGCGGGTCGTCCCAGCCGGCGAACATTTCGAGGCGGATGCGGAAGGTCGCGCCGCCGCCCTCGGCGCCGGCATAGACGCGCTGGAATGCGCTGGCCGAGTTGCCAAGGGGCGAACCCTGCACGATGAACGGGAACGGAATGGCGTCGCCGTTGTCGAAGTACGAGGCATAGCCATAGGTGCTGCCGTCATGCCCGAACGACACCATGCCGTAGGCGTTGACGACGACCTGGTTCGTGTTGAACGCGCCCACCTGGATATTGAAGGGCAGCGTGATGGGGATCATTTCCCCTTCGGCGTAATGGTCCCACAGCTGCGTGAGGCCACTGGCGCCGCCCATGACGGCCGCGCCGGTGTTGACCACATCGGCCGTCATGCCGTCGCGGATGAAGGGGCGCGCAACACCGGCTACGGTGCGCAGCTCCCAGCCGCCGATGCCGGCATTTGCGGTCGAGCCGTTGGTCGCCGTGAGTTTCAGCCGCCACTTGGTCGAGGGTGCGCCGATCGCACCCGTCGCGCCGTCCGCCGGCACGACGAAGTCGCGCGTCGAGTTGATGTCCCAGCCGTATTCGCCCTGCGACGTGAACGCCGCGACCCACGTCGAGCCGTTCCAGTATTGCAGCTGGAAGGTCAACGGGGCCTGGCCGGTGGAGCCGCCGGACGTGACCGAGAAGTTGGTGATGGCGACCGGGGACGCAAAATCGTATTGCAGCCACTGCGGGAAGCCGAAGCCCGAGGTCCACTGCGCGGCCGTGCCATCGAAGGCATTGCTCGCAGCGGAACTCCCCGAAGGGTTGACGCTGGACGCGCTGGCCGTGCCGCCGACTGCTGCCTGCGACCCGGCCGGCGCCGTCTTCAAGACCAGTTCGGCCACTCCCGTGAAGTCGCCGCTCTGCGGCGCGGTGATGTAGAGCCGCCACTTGTTGGAAGTTGCCATGAACCAGTCTCCAGTCGTTACCCGTTACCGCGAGGTGGAAATGCCGATTACGAGGTCGGCAGCGTGACCGGGAACGACGAGATCGTCTGCGTTGCGGACGCCACGATGTTGGTCGAGGACATATTGAGCTGCGCACCCGAGGTCGAGATCGAGCCGTCCATGCGGATATCGCTTTCGGTGGTGTCGCTGACGCCCGAGTCGGCGATCGAGCCGACGAAGCGGAACCAGCCGGCGGTGCCGGTGGCGACGGCCACGCCCGACCAGGTCTGCGAGGCCAGTTTCGGCAGCACGCCGGCAGCAGCGGTGCCGAACTTCAGGCCGTTGGCCGGGGTCACGCCGCCTGCGATGTTGGCGTAGGTGGCCGTCAGCGTGGTGAGCGTGGCGGTCACGACGTGGCCGTTGACCAGTGCGCCGACGCCGCGCTTGGCTTTCAGGGTGACGACGGCGCCGGCCGCGCTGGCGATGTAGTCGGGCGAGGACAGGCTGTTGTTGATGGCAGCGGCCAGGTTCTGCGCGGTCACGGTCAGCGAGGTATCGAACGGCACCGGGGCGTCGATGATGGCCACGCCGTTGACGGTGACGCCGTCGACCGAGCCGGCCGAGCCGGACAGGGTGATCGTGCCGGTCGCCTGGACTTCTGCCGTGTGGGCGAGCGAGCTGGCGGTGATGGTGGCCAGCAGCGTGCCGGTTGGCGCCGCGTCGGCGGTGGCTGGCTGGGCGCCCGAGTAGATCAGGATTTTGCCGTTCTGGAGCGACTCCTTGAGGGAGCCGCCGGACAGGGCGTGCGAGCGGAGCGCGGTAGAGAGACGCAGGGTCATGGTGATTCTCCAAAAAAAAGCCCGCACATGGCGGGCAGACTGCGGACGAAAAAAAACCCGCAGGTGCGGGCATCGGTACTACGGTGTGAATGCGGGGTGAGTGCGGGCCGTCTACAACATCAGGCCGACATGAACAGCAGGTACTGGTGCAGCAGCTCGCCGTCGCGGAACGTTGCAGCCGCCCTGCCCTTTGTTCCGAACTCGTAGCGTTCGTGGGTGAGCTGGACGACGGAGCCGTCCGGGTTGCCCTGGTAGACGCCTGAGCCGGTGGTGAAGAGCACGACCTGCATGCCGCCCAGGCCAGCGTTGCCGGTGACGGCATAGCCGTCGGCCTGCACCGCGGATCGGGCGATGCCTGGGCTGTCGGAGACGACGCGCAGCGTCATATCTTCGAGCCGGTCGCCGGCCAGGAAGACGACCTGCTTCTCGGTGCCGACGAACAGGCCATGTTCGACGCTCGCCACGAAGGTGATGACGCTGTCGTCGATGGCGAGGTAGTCGCGCAGGTCGCAATGCTCGTAGCCGAGTGCGACGGTTGCGTACAGGACGGCGCCGGCCGCGATGTAGATGCGGCCACGGTGGTGCGCGAGACACTGGCCGGGTGGTGGCTGGTCGAGCCACTGCGTGTTCAGCGGCACGGCGAGGTTGATGCTGGTGATGTCCACCTGGCCGGCGCGCGGGTCGGCGATGGCCGCTTGATACAGCTGCCTGCCGTTCGGTTCCGTGAGGTAGACGACGGTGCGGGTGATGGTCGGGTTGGGCGGCACGTTCCAGCGCACGCGCACGCCGCCGGTTTCGAGCAGGTTGATCGTCACGCCCATGCCGGCGCCGGACTCGACGCCGTCCTCGCGCACGTGCGTGATGACGACCTGGTACTGGCCGGGCGTCATGTAGCCGTTGATCGGTTCGAGCGCCGGGTCGCCGGGCGTGGGCATGCCCCAGCGCCGGTTCGCGCCGTTGACGATCACGCCACTCTGGCGCGAGTTCGTCCAGTAGACGCGGTCGTTGGCGAGGACGTAGTTGGTCGGCAGGTCGGGCGTCAGGCCGATCGCCATGGGCTCGCTGGTGAAGTCCGGCAGCAGGCGCATGAGTGACGAGCCGGTCATGTAGAGGCACATGCCGCGCTCGGCCCACAGGGAATGCGCGACGCCGTCGACGCGTTTGGTCGTGCCGATGCGGCGCGTCGCACGGCCGCTGTCGTCGATATCGACGTTGACGGCCTGTGTCAGGTCCTCGGGGGCCAGGCGTTCGGGCGGCACCGTGTTGCGCACGCCGCCGAAGCCTTTGAAGGTCACATCAGGCACGCGACCGCCACAGCAGCGCCGAGGATTGCGCCGGCCAAAAATCCGCGAAGAAAAGCGCATGTCGGGCAGGTCGAGGTGATGGCGTCAATGACTTCCCAGGTTTTGTCGCTGAACATGTTGGCTCCAGTAGTGATAGAGGGCGAACAGGAACACGATCTCTTCGACCGTGCACCCGCACTTGGACGATTTGCGAAAGCGTGCTTGCATCGGAGACTCCTGTCGGTGATTTACAGCAGGTAAAGCGCCGTGACGGTGATGAGGCAGGCCACGACGGCGCCGGCGATCCCGCCACGGATGAAGGCTTGCCAGTAGGTGAGGCTGGCCATGGTCCGAACTAGAACGTGCCGTCCATATCGGTTTGCTCGCGCTCGATCCACGTCTCGTCGAGGGCCGAGGACTTCTTGCCGAACTCCTGCTCGAAGAGAGCGAGGCTGTCGGCGGCTTTCTTCTTGTCCTGGGCCTCGCTGTCCTGCTTGCCGTAGGCGCGAAACATCATCCAGAAGCGCAGCGAGCGGTGCAGGCGCGGCGCGATCTCGGGCGCGTCCTGGCCGTCGTTCATATCCTCCAGCGGCAGGCGCACGACGGTGAGGTTGAGCGTCACGTCGGTGTCGGGGCGCGGCCAGAGCAGCAGCTTGCCGGTCTCGAAGTCGGTGATGAAGTGCACCGGCGCGCGCGGAGCCGCGTCCTGCCAGAACGGATTCATGCTTTCCATATCCTGCATGGACATACGCGACAGAGCGCGGCGGCCGGGCATGGCCACGCGGCGCACGAACAGGATGCGCGGATCGAGCGGCACAACGCCGGCAGAGGCCAGCGGGACCGTGATCGTGCACAGCTCGGGCGTCGTGGAGTCGACCAGCAGGCGCGCACGCCGGCAGGCTTCGTCCTGCGCGTCGTTGGCGTAGTCGATCGCTTCCAGCTCGGACCACAGGTAGGGCGTGACGGTGTCATCTACTTCGTGGCGGAACAGGGCAATAAGGTCGATCAGCTGCATGGTCGCTCCAGTGTTACGGCAGTTCCATCGTGTCGATGCCGTTGCCGCAATAAACATCGAGGTCGCAGGCCACCTGCGCGGCCTTCTTCGCGTCCATGCCGAGGTGCATGGCGGCGAGCGCGTAGTCGCGGCCGCTGCCGAAGGCGAGAAAGTTGTCTTCGAGACGAATCGGGTCGGCCTGGCCGCAGTACAGCAGCTTCTGGCCGTCGTGCGTGACGACGAACAGCTGCGCGTTGTTGCTGCCCTTGGCCGAGGCCGGGAAGTCCTCGTACTTGCGCCCCTTCTCGGCCCAGGTGAGCAGGCCCGACGTGATCTCGGAGTCGCCCGAGGCTGCGGCCATGCCGTCGGGGATGCGCCGCTGCTTCGTCACCGTCAGCGGGTAGCCGACCTGTGTCGCGCGCTTGTCGGTGGCCAGCGTGCGGCCGTCGTAGGCGATGATGGTCATTTGGCTTCCTTCCATGCGCGGTAGGCGTTCTCGATTGCGCCGAACACCCACACCGGCGGGATCGCCACCTGGCAGGCTGCGGCGCCGGTGGTCTCGTCCTCCACGCAGAACGAGCTGCCGTAATGAAGGCGGTGACAGGCCTGGTTGTTGCAGACGCGGTTCTCCGGGTCGAACGGGGCCGACAGGCTCGCCACGTTGGTCCAGTGCTTGGTCAGGTTCTCGATGGTCGAGTGCGACAGCAGCACGACCTTGGCGTTGGGTTCAAACGCGACGGCGTTCAGGACGCCCGTCTCGGGACCGACGACGCAGTCGACCATGGTTGCGAGCGTGAGCGTTTCGCGGATCGTCTGCTTGCCGGACATGCGGTAGACGCGCGGCTCCAGCTCCCAGCCGGCCTCCAGAATCTGGCAGGGCTCGTCGCCGGCCAGGATGAACACCGCTTCCGGCATTTCCATCAGCACGCGCGCCATCACGGCGTCCATGTGCGGATAGAACTTGTGCATGCTGCTGCCGGCGAGCGCCCACATGATGAAGAAGGCGTCGGGCGATGACTGGCCGATCAGGACCTCGTCGCCCTTCGGGATCAGGTTGGTGCGGATGCCGCCCAGGTAGCCGGCCTGCTTGGCACGTTCGTGGTCGGTTGGGTAGAACTTTGCTTCCGAGTGATAAGGCAGCTCGGCCAGCTGGGAAGTCCATTCGAGGTAGTTGCGGTTCAACTCCATGTGGCGGACTTTGTGCGGCCACATGTGGTTCGCGCGGCCCGGTATCGCCAGCAGCGTGCCTTCGACCGACTCGGATAGCTGGATGAACTTGGTGAAGCGGCGCGAGATCGCGTCCCAGAACAGCGGCAGCTCGTGGTTCGGGACCTGGTTGTCGTCTTGCAGCAGGAAGGCGTCGATGTGCGGGTCGTGTTCGACGATGGCCATGCCCTTGGGCGTGGTGTTGACGGTGATGTGATAGCCCTCGCGCTTTAGCTGCGGCAGGATATTACTCATCATCAGCATATCGCCGAAGCCGCCGAAGCGGGAAATGCAGACCGTCTTCGCCGTCGGTATGTCGTCGCACGGGAAGGTGTAGATGCCGTCCTCGCGCTTCCTGAACACGAGCAGGAAGGAGTATTCGTCGCGGTCGTCGCGCAGCTCGTTCATCATCAGGTCGAAGCCCGTGCCGATGCTGGTGACGGCCTCGATGATGTCGTCGCTGACGAAATCGTGTTTGTGGTCAGGGTTTGCGCCCGGCTCCCCGATGTTCGGGTACAGGTCGCGGTCAGGCAGGTAGAGCACCAGGTGCCCGCCTGCCTTGATGATGCGCCACCACTCGGCGAGAGCGGCCTTGTAGTCGTCGATGTGTTCGAGCAGGTGCGACGAGAACACGAAGTCCAGTTTCCCGTCCGGGATCATGGGCAGCTTCGATGCGTCGTCGACGACGTTGTCCGGCTCCATGGGGATGCCGAACAACTCCGTGTCCTTCTTGCTGTCCACGCCGATGAAGTGCGGGAAAGCCTTGTGGGGACCACAGCCAAGGTCGACGCCGAGGCCGCGCGTGTACTGCACGACCTCATATTTGAACTTGGCTGCTTCGTTTCCTTCCGGGGCGGTGGCGCGCCAGATCAAGCGGCACCCATCTGCGCGTCGATTTGGTCATCGACGACGGCCGGGGCCGGGTCGGGGGCGGGCGCAGCCTTCTTCTTGGTCAGCGCTGGCTTGGCCGGCGCTTCGGCTTCGGCTTCGGCCTTGACTGGCTCGGTCCACAGCGAGCCGTCACCACGGAAGTAGTTATCGCCTTGCTGGTAGATGCGGCCATCGGGATCGCCGTACACGGTGCCGTGCGGGCGATTGCGGTCGAGGGTCGGTGCGGCCATTAGTAGCGCTCCTTTGCGTCTTCTGCCTTGTCGCCTGGGGCCGGGCCGAAGGTCGGGTCATCGACGTAGCACTCGTCCCACGGGTCGCTGCCGGTCGAGCCGGTGATCGAGCCCATGGAGTTGGTGTCATCCTGGCCGAGGCCCATGCCTTCGCCGTGGGTGTTGTAGCCGGTCATGCCGGTGGTGGTGCCACGGTCTGGCATCGGCTTGGTGTCGCCCATGACGACGCCGGTGCCGTCTGGCTTGTAATTGGTATCGGACATTTCTGTTCTCCTGGTGTGTGGACGGTGGTGGTGCGGCTTAGCGTTCCCAGCCCTGCGGCCGGGTGAGGAAGCCGCCACGATTGACGCCTTCGCCGAAGTACGTGAGCTGTGGCTGCGGGTCGGCCAGTTCGGCGAACCCGCGTTTCAGGGTCGCCACGTCGGGGCAGCCGTCGCCCGAGGCTCCGGTGTAGGCAGCGTTGGACTCGCGCAGTGCGGGGCCTTCGTTCAAGGTGCTGTTCTCGATGGTCATGGCGACCTCCGTAAGAATGGGGTGATATGAAAAAAGCCTGCCCCCGAAGGGACAGGCTTTCGTGCGCGCGTTCGATCAGGTGGTCGAATCCCACATCACGATGCGCGATTGCAGCGGGTTGGTGTGGACCACGCCGAACCCGCCGAGGTAGTACCAGGCCACGCCGCGTTGACGACCATAGTCGCCTGGGATCATCCCGCGCATTTCCTCGGGGATGACGATGCCCTCGGCGACCGTGTCCGCGCCGAAGAAGTAGGCCCAGTTCGAGGCGCCCGACGCGAAGCCGCGCTTGCTGATGTTCGTTTGTTCGACGAAGCGGACACTTTCGTATCGTCCGATTTCGCCGTTCAGGATCATCGAGAAGCCTTCGCTGGTGTACTGGTGCACCTGCTCCAGATCGTTCTTCACCTGTCGGAACGTGGTCGGATGTGCGAGGGCGATGTAGTCGTCCTGCATATACGGAGGCACGTTCCGTTCTTTCATGATGTCGACAATCGACTTCACGTGATTTTTGCCCAAGGCGACCGCGTTAGCCGCAGCGGCAGTGCCGTTGGTGGTCAGCGTGACCGAGCTGGTGGAGGTGCCGCCGGTCGGCACGACGCGCAGTGGGGTGAGGCGGAACTGCGCCTCCGCTGCGGTGTCGAACGCTTTTTTCGCGTCGTTCTTCAGGACCTTGCTGATGATCTCCTTGACCGGCTGCTCGGAGAGGTCGTCCAGCTTGGAGCTGTAGGGGACACTATTGCCCATTTCCGTGACCGTCATCGTGCCTTGCGTGATCACGAAGTTCGTGGTCGGCATGGCGACGCCCTCGGTCAGGGTGGTGCCTTGGGTCGCCACATCGCTGTAGACGTTCCAATGGAAGGCTTCACCCATGCCTTTGCCTTGCACGGCGGCGTCCTTGATGTCGCTGAACTGACGGAACTTCGTCAGCGGCTGCACGGCCATGCGCAGCACTTTGGACAGATTCGGCGACCACATATAACCGCCGAGTGAATTTGTGAGCCAGACTTGACCTGCCATGATATGTACTCCTAATAAGAAAAGTGGATCACGAGCCCGCGCGCGCCGCCTTCATCGCTGCGATCACATCGCTTGGATTCTCGGGCTGCATTTCGGTGCTCGTGGTTTTTGTGTTGACAGACGAGACGTTGTCGATGCCTCGCTTCTGTTCCAGCTTCGCCGTTCGGTTCGATGTGGTCGGGGCAGGATCGGCTTGACGGCCCGTGTCTGCATGCGCGTTCCATCCGAACTTGTTGGCCATCTCGCGGCTCACGGCGTCCAGGGCAGTGAAGAAGTCACTGCCATCCTGCTCGCGCAGGCGCTGGATCTTGGTGAGGGCGAGGGCCTCCATATCGGGATCGGCGTACAATTCGGGATAGTCGCGCTGGTTCTGCGCCAATGCAGTCTCTAGAGCGAACTTCTGCTGCACTTGCTGCGTCACGGCCTCTGTGATCTGGTTGATGTCGAGGGTGGGCGCAGCCACTGGCTGCTGCCGTCCTCCCACAAACTCCTTCAGGGCCTTGTACGCGGTTTCCTTGTCACCCTCGAAGAGGGCGTCAAAGAACTGATCCCCGGCTGCGTCCACGTTGGGCGCAGCCGGGGTCGATTCGGTTGCTGCTGTCGCTTGCTGCGACTGTTGCATCTGCTGTTGTTGCGCGCGCAGCTGCGCTTCCTGCTGCTCCAGTGCGATGCGGGCCTGGGTGGCTTCGGCTTCGCGCAGGAGTCGCGTCGCTTCGGCCAGTCGGCGGTCAGCGCTGCTGTTCTTTTGGTACTGGCGAACGACTTCGTCCAGAGCGACTTCGGTTTCCACGCCGTCGACCTTGATGCGGACACGGTCCGGCACTGCCTCGGTGACGACTGGATCGTTCATCTGCGCGGCCACCTGGTCGACCTGTGCTGCCGGCGCCGAGTCGTCGTCGTCCTTGGGCAGCTCGTAGCCGTTCGATTCGGCCATCTGTCGCTGGTGGCGTTCTTCCATCTGTTCCAGCGCGATCTCGCGCGGGCTTTTCGGTGCTTCGGTTGGGGCTGCTGCGGTTGCTGCTGCTTCTGGCACGTCCGTTTGGATAGCGCTGTCTGACATTGAAAGCTCCTGGGTGTAGAGGCCCGCCGGGCAAGGTGCCGGACAGGCGAAGAGGCCACCGGGACGGCGGCCCGAAAGCTATGGGGTGGTGACTTCGCCCTTGATGCGCGCGCTCAGGTAGGCGGCAAGCGCTTCGTCGGTCGGGTGGGCGTCGATCTGCTCGGGGTAGATCAGGACCTTGGGACGGTCCTTCGGCTGCATGACGTAGACGACGGACAGCGGATCGGCGGCGAACTCGCGCAGCGCTTGCAGTGCAGATTGCAGCGCGGGCGAGAAGGCCATGGCGTTACTCCACGATCCGCACGGGGCTGTTCGTCTCGATCCAGCAGCGTGCGCCGCAGGACAGAGGTTTGTCGGGCGAGTAGACGATCCGGCTCGGACCGTCGATCTCCACCTGGTGGGCGTAGTTGTTGCCCTTGTAGTTCTTGACCGTCAGGACGGGGTCGCGCGTGCCGAGCTTGGCGTTCTTGCGCACGATCAGCTGATTCACATGCACGATGGTCTTCATGGTGATCGTCCTCGCAGGTCGGCTAGTCGGGCTGGTCGACGTGGTCTTCGTCGGTTTCGGTCGCGCTCACGTCGTAGCGTTGCAGGCAGTACAGGCACTGGTCGATGCGCCGGCCCGCGGCGTCGCGGCCGATTGGCCATGTGCGGCGTCCGCAGTGCTGGCACTCGGCGAGGTCTTCGCCTTCGGGCACGACCTGGACCGGGCGCTCGCGGCGCGCGTTGCGTTCTGGCGTGGTCACAGCAGATCGAAGCGCGTGACGAACACTGGCGTGCTCTCGCCGACGTAGGCGTCGAGCGTGTTGAACTCGAAGAACTCGCTCGCTTCGTCGTAGTCCCATCCGTTGGCCTTCATCAGCGCCTCGATGCACAGGCCAACGTCGTAGACGGCGACGCTCGGACCGCAGCCGCCTTCGGTGATACCGATGATGGCGGCGTCGAACACGTCGCGCGGCTCCAGCAGCAGGGCTTCGGCCTCTTCGAGGCGGTCCATCAGCGGTGCGAATTCGCGTTGTGCGCCGGTCATGAAGGGATCAAGGTTGTTCATTCAGTCTCCACGTGGTTCGAGTTGTGCTTCGGCGTTCTTGCCGGCTTCGATGGCTTCGTTGAGCCAGAAGAGGATCGAATCGGCGCGTTTGATGGTCGATTGCAGGGCCCGCACGGCTTCGGTGTCCGCCGGCGACACGTCGACGAGGTCCGCGAGTGCGTCGACGCGCTCGTCGCTGGCCCTTTGCCACAGGTACTTGCCGACTGGCGTGCGCAGGAAGGCCTGCACGTCGAGGCCAAGTTCGACGGTGGCATACAGTTCGCGCAGCTCGGATGCGTCTAGTTGGTCGCTCATGCGCTCTCTCCGTACATTTCGACGAGCTTGTCGAAGAAGTCGCGGCCCAAGGCCTCGACAACGTCAGCTGGCACGATGAAATCTCCTGGCGACAGCGGCAGCGGGGTCGGCGAGACTGGCATCGCAGGGTCGGCGGTGCCAGATGGCTGGTGGAACTGCTCGATCAGCTTCTCGAAGAAGTCCTGTCCGAGCGCGTCGACGACGGCAGCGGGCACGTGGTATTCGCCGTTCGAGACGGCCAGAGGCTGACCTGCTGCCATGGCCGCTATCGAATCGGAGGTGCCGGTGCCCGGTCCCTGGATCATGCCGCCGTCCGCGTAGCCGACGATGGCGTGCATCCTGCGGCCCATCTTGCCGGTGTTGAATGCTGACTCGCTCAGGCCGCTCTTGATCAGCGAGTTGTTGATCTCGGCCTTGATCTGGCTGTATGGCAGGTTCGTCTCGATCCCTGCTGCTGGCAGGTTGTAGCCGTGCAGGTTGTCCTGCTGGCCGCTCGCGTTGATGAAGTCGCCGCCATTCTTGTTAATCGCGTGCGTCATCTGCTGCATCATCGAAGGCGGCGCGATCTGCTGGACCGGCTGCGCGGCGTACTGGCTCGGCCCGGTGTAGGAAGTCAGGTACTCGTCGGGCGCAGGGACCAGTCCACCATCGGCGAACGCGGCCTGGGCGATGCTGTCGGGGCGTACCGTCTCGATGCCTTGCCGCTGGCCGGTGTTCGAGTCCGCAGGTGTGGCCGGGCGCAGGGTCGTCGACGGTGCCGGTACGTCCGCGCCGGGCATGAAGCCGACGCCGGTGCGGCGATTCTTGACTTCTTCGATGCCAAGCGCCGGGTCGGGCATGGCCGGCTGCGGGAAATTGGGGTCCACGCCGACCGGGTTCGGCACCACATAGCCTGCTGCCTTCATCAGCACGTCGGCAATCGGGGCGACCGATGGCACGGCGGCAATGACCTCCGCAGTCTGCATGGCCGAGAACTGGGCCTCGGAGCCCTTCTTGACGGCTTCCGCGTTGCCGACCTTGTCGCGCACGCCCATCGACGCGATCTCGGCGTCGATGCGGCGGATCGTCGCCTGCAACAGCTCCTGGGGCATCTTCTTCTCCAGCTCGGCCTTCAGCTGGTTGATCTGCTCCTGCATCTGTGCGACTTGCGGGTCCTGTTGTTCCAACTCGAAGAACCTGCTGCCGTCCTTGTATCCGAGCTTGCCGAACAGTTCGGCGATGACTTCTTCCACTTTAAGGCCAAGGCCCATGAGGGAACCGTCGGCGAGCATATCGCGCAGCGCCTGCATGCCCGAAATGAACTGCTGCACTTGCTCGTTCGGGTTGGTAGCTCCCATGCCCACGTTGACCGACAACGTGAATTCATTCATCAGCAGGTCGTCGGTGATGGTGTCGATGCCGAACTTCTGGAATAGCTGCGCGGCCTGTCCGCACAGTCCCAGTAGGGACTCGTCGGTCTCGTAGTACTGTTCGAGCAGGACGATCTGGCGCAGGACCGGCTCCACCCACGTCTCGCAGAACGTGCGCAGCTGGTAGCCGGACACCTGGTTCGCTGTCGTCGACAGCAGGTTCATGCCGCCGACGGTCTCATTGAGCTTGCGGTTGCTCTGGACGCTCGATCCGCTGAAGGCGCCGGCCATGTCGTCGAAGTCGAGGTTCAGGACCTCCTGCTCCTTGTAGCTGGAGCCGGTCACGTCGTTGAACTCGACGACCTTCACGTCGTCCGTGTCCTGCATCAGGGTCACGGAGCCCGGCACGTTGCGGGTCACGGAGCGGATATCGACCTGCTTGTTCCTGCGGGCGAAGTACCTCTTGTTCATCGCCAGCTTGACGTTGTCGATGCGCGAGTTCGCCACCTCGTTGATCTCGGCCTGCACGTCGCGCGTGAGGCGGGGCACGCCGCTCGGGTAGTTCTTGTGCGTCTCGATGACGCAGCTGCCGATCACGTAAGGGCGACGGCCATGGAAGTAGACTTCGCGCAGCGGACGGGGCTCGGACAGCAGGTGGTCGGTGCCGAGGGTGTAGTAGACATAGTCCTCGTCATCGACGCTGACGATATTTTTATGCACCCAAACGATGTTGTAGGCGTTGTTCGCCTGCGTCTGGTATTTCGAGTCGGTGCGCTGGCCCTCGCGCTGCATGCGGATCGTGTCCCCATACGACTTCGTGGCCGTCATGATGATGGCGTCGGGCAGCGGATTCCATTTGGCCTCGCCGGTCTTGGGGTCCGCCGTCGTCATGCGCTGGCGGACCTGGCCGAGGTACATCGGGATCAACTCCACGATATAGGGCGACGTGCCGACAGGGTCAGTCCAGTTCGCACCTGGGTCGAATCGCAGGTTCTCAATCGGGATCAGGCGCACGGCTGGCCGGTCAAGCTTGCGCTTCTCGTTGTACTCCCAGTACTGGTAGCTCGCCACGACGCCGACGGTCTGCGCGTCCTGGTACGCGCCCACGAGCGTGAGGAACCATGGGATGGACTTGGTCAGGCGGTATTGCAGCAGCTCGCGCATGATCGCGGCACTGGCCTTCTGGATCGGGTCGTTGTCGTTCTCGGGGCTGATGGCGACCACGTCGTTCGTGCTGAAGAACGCTTCAGCGGCCTGCGCTTCGTTCTTGCGGATGGTCGCGCGGGTCTTCGGCCGGAACAGACGCGAGCGGCCCTTGTCGGCGAGGTACTTGCTGCCGGTCGGGTGCTGGCCTTGCGACTGGCGTAGGTCGGCTTCGATCTGCTGCCGAATGCTCGCGTCGAAATACGCGGTCGAGGCAGTGTAGGCGTCGCGCGCCAGTGTCAGCCAGTCGGGGGAGTCGCTCATGATTTGTCGAACACGAAGTCGCCGGAGAAGGTGGTTTTAAGGCCGCTGTACTGGCCCTCGTCGAAGCGGCCACGCGAGAGGCTGAATCGCTCAAGAATCTCGCCACCGGCGCGCACCACATCGGCCTTGAACGCCGATGCGCTGTAGATGTTCGGGATTTTGAGACGGTAGCCGTACTCGCCGGACAGCAGCAGGTCGCGGATATCGCACATGCCGGTCGTCGAGTCGGCAGATACGGCCCACAAGTGCCCTGGATATGCGGCGAGCAGTGCTTCGGCCATATCCTTGGCCAACGTGTGGTCGAACGCGCTGCTGTGCGCGGTCTCGTCGAGGCCGTTCAATACTTGGGTCATGCGAACTCCCTGTTCATGGCAACGGCATCGGCCATCAGGCGCAGCTTCGTGCGGGCGCGCAGCAGCCGCCTTGCGACGACGGCGCGGCCCACGTCGTACTCGGCGCGCGTGATGCACAGCTCGATCCCGAACGGCACGCCGCTGACATAGCTGGTGAGGCGGTAGGTGACAACGCGCGCTTCGACGCACTTCTCGAAGCGGGGACGACGGCGGCGGCTAGTCGACATACTGGTCCGGCTCGGTTTCGGTCTGGATCAGGACAGCCTTCTCGTGGTCGCTCAGCCAGCTGTACTGCTCGTAGGTGTAGATGCTGCGGATCGACTCGGGCAGCGCGTCGTACTCGGCACGCGCGAGATCGCGTTCGTAGCCGTTCAAGGCTGCGGCTCCGGTTCCTGGGGAGCGGGCGGGATCGGGTCGTATGGCGTCTTGATGAAGGTGCGGCCGGACGAGAACACGTAGCCTGGGCCGTCCTCGTTCGTGCCGCCTGCCAGTCCCACCTGCTCGGACCAGAGCTGGTCGGTGAAGCTCGGGATGGTCGGGTCTGCCATGGCTGTCTCCTAGAATCCGCGATTGCGGTGCTTGGCGATCGCCGGCACCTGATTGGCCGCGTTATGGGTGTCGGTGCGCACCACGCCGCGTCCGCTCTTCGCGCTCGGCACCACGCGCGAGGTCTTCGCCACCGGCGGACGTGCCATGTTGGGCTGCTTGGCCGGTTGCGGGAGCGGGACCGTCTTGACTGGTGCGACCTGCTTGACCGGCTTGACCGGGTTGACAGTCTTCACCGGCTTGACGGCCGGTGCGGGCATGGCGACGAATTTGGGTTGTGCTGGCATGGGTTATCTCCCTTGGTGTCAGGCCGGGACGGGACGACGGCGTTGCGAGCGCTGCGCTGCCGCCTTCTTGTCTGCTGCTGCCGCCTTGACCGCGTCATCGGCCTGCTGCTGCACGACGGCGCGCGTGATCTGGTCGACGAGCATGACGAAAGCGCAGTGCCCGGTGGCCGACAGCTCGGCGAAGGCCTGCTCGACTTGGGTGCGGAAGTCGGGATCGAGGTGATCGGCCGCTACCTGGTTCCCGATGCGCATGGCCTTGTCAGCCATGAAGCGGTTGTCGATGTCGTAGCCAAGCACGGCGGCGACAGCGTTGGTACGCATCGAAAAGCTCAGGTTCGGTTCGATCATGGATTTCGGTCCTCGTGGCTGTTTTAGGGGTCGATCAGGCGTTTTTGACGCCGGACAGGCAAAACCGAGCCCTCAGATCGCGCCATACGGCGTTTTCTCGGGTCGGTTGGTATGTTTGTATGGACTGATTTCGGCCAGCTCGGGGCCGGAGGCGTTACATGCCGTCTTCGTATGTCTCGGGTTCGAGCATCCGTTCGTCGATGATCGTCGGGGCCACTGGCTGCATGTCGTAGACACGGCTCACTGCGTCGATCAGGTCCTTCTTCGCGCTAAAGGGATACGTGAGATATTCTTCGAGGAAGCCTTTATTGAGGCTGTAGATATTGCCTTCGTGGTCGCGGCGGTTGACTGGTTTGAAGATGCGGTACGACTGGCCCTGTTCGCGGATGCGCTTTTGATTGGCCGTCTCGCCCTGCGTGACAGCCGCCAGATAGAACCGCTTGGACAGGAAGTCAGGCTGGAGACGCTGCACCCGGTCGTCTTTCGATTGCCCGCCCTCAGACACCCAATTGAGTTCTTCGATGGCGAAGGCGTCTTTCTCGCGTTGCATGCACTCCTCGAAAAACTCCAAGTCGGCTTGCATGCCGTACCTTTCATATCCAACTTTGACCATCTGCACACCTGGCTGCGCAAGCCAGACCTTGCGCAGGTTGCGCATGTTCTCCCAACGCTCGCGCAATCCCATCTTGTGGCGGAAGCCATCGAGCAAAAACTTGTTCCCGCCTGCGTCGATGCCGACGACGGCCATGGCGGTGTTGTCGCTCCCTTTTTTCTTACTGTGCGCGGGATCGACCATGATGTAGACGTTCAGGGTCGCTGGCCTGATGTCGATGAACGACAGCCACTCCTTGCGGAACATGGCCTCATTGCCGGCAGCGGGATTCTGAAGCATTTGGCAGGCTATGGTCGCGGGGCCTTGTTTGAGCTTGCGATCCGCCCACGCGTCGGGCGTGAGCAGGACCGGCACTCCATCTGGCAATCCGTTGTCGGTGGCCGGGTACAGGCGCGGGATCAGCGCGCCCCTGTCGATGATCGACTGGTACGTGTCGCTGAATGAATAGCGTGTGCCGACGTGCCATGCGCGTGCGTTGCCGCTGGTGCCGCGCGCGCCCAGGTTATCCGACAGCTCCCATGCGCTGGTCGTCTTCGCCACCTGTTCCGGCGTGCTGACAGACTCGCGGGTGACAACGTCGTCATACACGCGCAGCAGAAAGTGTGCGCCGGTGGGCTGTCCGTCGACAAGGCCGTGCGCCTCGACAGAACTTTCTTTAGGATTTGAGCGACGGCGCACTACGATTCCCTTTTCCTCGCTCCACTTCGGCGACTCGCTGCGAGGCTCGGCGTAGAACACGTCCGGGTAGACGCTTTGCAGATGGCGGTTCGCTTCAAGCTCCTGCTTGATCTGCAACATGAACTTCCTGGCCACGGGTTTCGTGTGGCTGAAAATGCCAATCGTGATCTCCGGGTCCTTCACCAGCTCCTGGATGATCCCGCTGAATGTGATAACTGTGCTTTTATAATGTTCGCGTGCCCATAGGTCCAAGTAGCCGTCTGGATTGGCCTCGACCTCGCGGCAGCGCGCGTACAGCCACGGGTGGACCGCATCGAGCCGGTGTAGCAGGCGTACCAGCAGATAGAAGCGGTCGTTCCGTCCTAGCCAAGCCTGCCCTTCGACGCCGTAGGTGCGCTCGATGATCTCCCACAGGTCCGCGACCGTGTCGAACGGAGCCGCCTGCAGGTCCGCACGAACCGAATCAGGGAGTAGCAGGGGCATCGTCGTCCGTTTTGCCTAGCCGCTTGGCGAAGGCGGCGCGCAGGTCATCGAAGCCGGCTGCTACCTGTCCGGCGCTTGCCGGTTCCTGGGGCGTCTCGCTCGGGGCGTCGCCGATGCTGAATGCGGTGCGCTCCAAGCCGATCAGGTTCTTCATGGCCGTGGACAGGTCACGGATGGTCGACGCATGGACCGGGATCGACACGGCCTTCATCAGTTTGTTGCGGCGCTCGCCGCTCTCGTCTTCTGCGCACTCGGCTTCGATGGCGGCGAGGAACGCATCACGATGGCCCGCCACGTCACGGAGCTGGGTCGCCAGCAGGGACACCAGATCGCGTCCGGCGGCGATGTCACGGCGGTGGCTGCGCACTACCTGCACGACCGTGGCAGCGGCGCTGTCGATGATCTCGCGCTCGGTACGCACTGCGTCCTGCGCGTTAGGGGTGCGTACCTCTGTGCGCACTAGCTCCAGGCGAACTTTCTCGCGGACCTTCGCCCCGAGGTCACGCACCCACCCGAGCTGCTTCGCTTTCTTACGGATCGCCGCCTCGGTCACGCCATGCTGCCGTGCGATCTCGCGCAGGGACAGGATGTTCGGCCGGTACTTCTTCTCAATGGCCTCCCAGTCGGCTTTCGTTTTTACGGTGTCGTCCATATCGGTCCTTCGCCGTCGCACGCGAGGGTGCGATAGGCCTTGTCGTATATAGCATCATGCTATATAGTGATCATGTGGGGTAGTCCCTGCATGCGCCCCTATTCCCGACCTATTTATGAAAGGAACACCATGCCTACCTTTACCTGCCTTGCGGACATCACCGCGCCCGACGCCGACGCGGCCCAGGACGTGGTCAGTGAATGCCTTAACAGCGTGCAGGACGCGCTGGACTCGGGCGAGCTGACCGGGGTCGATATCACCTTCGACGATCCGACCGAAGGCGCTGCGCCCGTGATCGGTGCACTCCAGGCCTGCGCGCGCTGGATGCTCAGCAACCACAAGTCCCACACCCCGGAATTCGCCTACGCCGTCAAGGCGCTAAGCGATGCTGGCTTCGACCTGCATCGCGCACTGGTCGATGAGGAACCCGAGTCGGAGACGGTCTACACGACGCGCGAGGATGCGGTGCGTGCCATCGAGAGCCTGCTCGGTTCGGGTGGCTCCTACGCGCTCGCTGGCCGCGTCTACGACTACATGCGCGAACAGGGGATCGTCACCTACAACGGAACCGGGTTCGTCATCGAGCGCGACACCAACGTTCTCCAGATCGCCGCCGACCTGCTCAGCAAGGAAGACCCGGACTGTGCCGAGGGTATGCACTCTTGGGTCAACGAGACCGGCAAGCTGCCGCCGGACACCGCATGCACCCGCTGCGGTGCGCTGTACGGCCACCCTGACTGACTGACAGCCACAGTGTCAGCGCCTGCTTCTTGCGGGCGCTCACGCGGGGGCTGTCCCCGATACCACCAGGAGACCACGATGAGCCTGCACTATCCACCGGAACTGGCACGCGCCGACCGGCTGCTGTCAGCCGAGGAACTCGAACAGAAGTACAGCACCGAGCGCGACAACGGCGAGCATCCGCAATACCTGCGAGCTGACTGGCGTCACGAAGTCGCCAACTGCGACACCCTGCGCGGCTACTGGCAGTGGGTCGAGGCGCAGATCGAGCAGGAGGACTGAGCCATGCCGAAACGCGTTCTCACCGTCACCTATGCCGGACAGGACTTCACGCGCGAGACGGCACGTGACTACACACACGTCGTCCTGATCAAACGCCACGCCACCGCCGAACTGGCCGTCTCGATGCGTGACGCCGCGGAGGTCGCGCGGATCAACTATCCGTACTACGTCCGCGAGGCCAAGGCCTCAACGCGCGAGTTCCAGCACGCCTCTTCCGAGCTGGCACGCTTCGAGGCCATCGCCGCCATGACGGAGGACGAGTTCGTCGCCCTCTGTGAACGCGAGGTCAAGGACAAGGTCATGAAGGCCAAGGCAGCGGGCGTCTATGACCGCTACGAGTGCGTCTGCTGGTGCGGTCGCCTCGATCTCGCGGAGAAGGAAGCATCGAGCCAGCGCCGCTGGGGCCACGCCGAGGTTGTCGTGGTGCCGGTGCCGAAACAGGACTAGGCCAGTGCCGGCGCTTCGACAACGTGTCGGAGCGTCCGCGCGGGAATGGTCCCGACCCTGAAACGGAGGAAACGATGAACACGACAGCAACACCGCAAGCTTCGTTTGACCCGACCGTCTACGAGTGCCCCGAGTGCAACTGGACGGGCACGATGGACGACCTGAACGGCATCCACCACATTCACCACATTCACGAGCGCATCGAGCATGGGGAGCTGGTCCCGGCTGGCTGCTGCCCTGAGTGCAACGCCATCATCGGCGTCGATGACCGCGACGTGCCTTATTCGACCCTGTACCAGGTGGCGTGGATCATGCAGCTGCGCGGCTGGACTGTCAGCGCGCCTGCCGATTGCCCGCCTGTCCCTACCCTCACCGTGACCGAAGGAGCCTGACCATGTCCGACCATCCAACACCGAAGTTCCCGCTGTACCATTTGCCGCCCCAGGCTATCGCCACGATTATCCTGGCACTAGCTGACTATCTGGAGCGCCGTACCGCAGAAGAGAAGGAGACCTTGCCGAGGGTCCGCACCTGCGAAACCCCGTTCGGTACTGTCCAACCCTACGATGCAGCGCAGGTACTGCCCCTGATCCGGTCTCTTGAACACACCGGCCTGAACTTCTCGGAGATCGTGCCGCTGTTCGCCGAGCGGGCCGAGGACAGTCCCTACGTGGCCGCTGCGCAGCAGTTGGTCGAGGAAGGCAAGTTCGAGGTAGACGATCCGGCTGTCGTCTCGCATGGCGGCGATGCCGGTGCCTATGTCATGGGCTGGGTGTGGGTGTCGGACGAAGCGGCCGGTATCGCCGACGACGGCGACTCCGACGAGCAGTTCTACACCATCCAACTCGGTTCGGACCCGGATCAGACGCTCTGGTACTTCGATGACGAGGACGACGCCGCGAAAGCAGCGCAGCACGTCACCATGCGCGGGCAGCTGATGTATCAGGCCGTCGTCGACGAGCTGCCGGACGATGAAGACATTGCCGATCTTGACGAGTTCAAGGTCTGGGTTGACACCTTTGCTCATTGGAATAAGACCGAATCGCGCTAGACAGTGCCAGTGTCAGCGCCCGCTACGTGCAGGCGCTGACGCGGGAATTGTCCCGGTCAACCAACAGGAGGCACCATGCAGCATGAAGATACGGCAGTCACGGCCGCATTCGTGATGGAAGGTATGCGAAGCGAGGCCTACATGCGCGCCATTCAGGCGTATGGCCACGGCGCGCTCGAAATGGTCCAGGAGGTCATGGAGTGCGTGCCGGTCCTGCTGGCCCTGCGTCAGGCCGTCGACGAATCGCTGTCCGAGAACGATTCCTACCCTGGCGTCTACGACTACGAGGTCAGCGCGTCGATGGGCGCATGGTTCGCTACCGAGATCGCCGAACGCCACGCTATGCCGGGCCGGGCCGAGGTGATCGCGGAGGCCAAACGCCTCACGCGCGACTTCTTCGTGCGCGACAACGATATGGCAAGCTGCGGAATCGACGAGGCCATCGTCGTCGAAGCCGCCCGCCTGCTCAATCCAGTCGCTATCGTCACGCACCCGGTGGCCGGCTTCACGGAGGGTCCATGGCACGTCGAGCCAACCGACGGCAATCCGAACTCGCTCTCCATCGTCAAGTACGGCGACGGCTACATCGCCGAGATCAACCGGGCCGACGACGGGCTGCAACCTGTCGACCACGCCGACGCGCGCCTGATCGCTGCCGCGCCGTCCCTGTACGAAGCACTGGATCGGGCCTGCACCGTGCACGATGAAAACATGAGCGGCGGGTTCGACCTGCTGGAAAACGAGCAGGTCGCCTACAACGCCATGTGCGAGGCACTCACGCTCGCCGACGGCCTGCCACGCGTCCTCCTGCTGGAGGACTGAGCCATGCGCCGCCCTGATCCGCTACAACGCAGAATCGAGCCTGTCACGCCGTGGGTCGTGCGCCACGTGCCGACAGCACCTGCATATCGCTGGGTGTTCCCGCGCGCCGTCGCCGTCGTGGCCGTGTGTCTGGTTCTGCTGCTCGCTACCGGGCTCGCGGATCAGGCGCGCGACTGGGTCGGCGACCTGCTGAACCAGCACTTCGGCCGGGTCGATACCGGCGACCGCAACGGCCTGCTGCAACCCGAACGGGCCCGCTAACCACACTGTGAAAGGAGAAATCGTGTCCGACCGCTATAAAGGCAGCAACATCAGCCCCCTCGTGAGTAACAGCACGAAGGTTTGCCACCTGTGCATGGCGTCGCTTCCCGAAGCGCGCATGACTATCGTTCACCCGGTGCCGGGCCTAACCATGTACTGCTGCCCCACCTGCGCCGAGCAGCGGAACAAGACGCTCGCCGCTATCCTGGCCTACGCGAACAAGCGCTGGCTTTGGGACGACGCGCCGATGCTGGAGGAACTGTTCGAGCGCTATGGCATCGACAGCACACCCGAAGCCTTCGTCGATTCGTGGGCGCATCACTATGACCTGTCTGACCCGCGCGACGTGGGTCTGTAACTGCAAGGAGCATCATGAGCGGCAAACCATCAGCCGATATGGAACGGGCGATGAACCTGGTGATCAACGAGGGGCTGTCGCCCTACGCTGCTGCCAGGCAGGTCAACATCGCCCTGTCCACGATCTATCGTTCCCCCCTGTACAAGGCCTACAAGGCCGAGCAGGACAAGAAAACCACCAAGAAGGAGAAGCAATGAAGACAGCAAAACAAGTGAACGACTCGATGGACGCCACGATCGCCCGCTTCGGCTGGGCGATTCAGGGCGTTTTCCCAGGCGATGACACGCCGGGGTTCACCTACACCGTCGGCATGGCCGCGCACGGCCTGCCGGACGTGATCGTGTTCGGCCTGCCCATGGAAATCGCGCACCCATTCCTGAATCAGGTCTGTCTGCGCATGAAGGAAGAGGGCCCGCTGCCGCTCGACACCGATCTCGACGACATTGTTAACGGCTTGCCCACGCAGTTCGTCGCCGTGCCGCGCGCCGAGGCCGACAAGTACATGTTCGCCACCCGGCGCCGCCACGAGGACTACACCGCGATCCAGATGGTCTGGCCGGACGCCAAGGGCAAGTTCCCGTGGGACCCGGAGTTCGACCCTGGCTTCATCGACCAGCAGCCTGTGCTGCGTGCAAAACTTCACTAGGAGAGCAACATGGCTTATGACGATCCGCACTTCTTGTCCACCGACATTACGCGGCTGGACTATTTCGCAGCGCACGCGCCGACCGAGATTCCTGAATGGTTTCAGCCCGATCCCGAACCGTACAACGGCCCGCCGCTGCCCGTCATCCCGGAAAGCGCGTCGGAAGAGGACAAGAAAATGCTTTCGGACTGGCTGAGCGACCCGTGCTGGGATCTCGAAGGCGAGTACGCGTGGTTTCAGGAAGTGGCCGAAGCGCACTCGAAGGCGACCCGTGACTACAAGGAATTTATCAAGTCAGATCGCTACCTGCAATGGCGGTGGACCTATGCGGAACTGATGCTCGTCACGCGTGAGCTGTACGTGGACCCGCAGGACGAGGCAGCGATGAAAGCGACCGGCACGCTGCCTGCTGCGCGTCGGCCAGTAACCCAAACACGGAGGCGACCATGACCGCCACTACCGCCACCGTCACCATCACGGCCAGCGTCGATCCTGCCGTCGCCATGCAGCTCGCGCAGTTCTGCAAGCGCTCCACGTTCGACACCTTCTTCGACTTCACCGAGGCGCACTTGACCTACGAGGAACGCCGGACGCGCGCCTACCAGATGATCGCGGGCATCGAAGCCGTCTCACGCAGCCTCGCCGAATCCGGCTACAGCCCACGTTAAGGAGAAACACAATGCACATCGAACACTATCTTGTCGCCGCCATCAAGACCTGGGACCAGATGACGCCGGACCAGCGCCGCAGCGCCGCCGGGGAGGAACTGGTCAAGGAAGTCCACCTGATCGGCAAGACCGCAGCATTCTTCGGTGAGATCGAAGGCATGGACAAGCTGCACGACGCCTGCGAGGCACTGGTCGGCAACGACAACAGCGTCGGCTATTACCTCAACCACATGTGGGACGGGATCGGCGGCTGGCAATCCTGAGCCTGCCCTGCCCCACCTGCCACCGCCCCACATGGGGCGGTTTTCAATTGCGGGTGCGCGCCACGCACTCCATGTTCCACGTCCCGATCAGGTCCGGTCCGGCGTCGGCCACGATGCGCGCGGTATAGCGAGCGTCGGCCACCAGCGGCAATGCGGCCGGCAGCAGCGCGCGGTACAGGCCCCGGCTTCCCTCAACGAACGACATCGGCTTCGGCCATACCTGGCCTGCTACCTCTGCCCCGCTCTTGTCGAGCAGCGTGACCGTCAGCGTGGCGGCATTGGCCGGTTCACCCGTCACGTCGCTGCGCAGGCCTTGCACTTCGAGCACGGTGTCGTTGCCCACGAAGATTTCGTAGATTGCGCTCATGCAGGTTCTGCCAGTAAGGGTTGAGGGGTCGAGGCCTGCGCGCGCC